AAACGGAAGTCAACTTGACTTCTCTCTGTTCGCGCGGTATGCTTGTCGCGGAGGTGGATAATAATGTGGAAACAAATCGCCACGAGAGAGTGTGGGCCGGGTGGACATTATGGCGCGACTCTCAACGATAACCTGATTGACGCATCGGCATTGAGTAATTGGCTTCACTGCGAGGCGATGGCGAAGAACGCGATGCTCCGCGTTACCGTCGAGGAAGAAGTCAACGAGTGCTGTGAGAAGTGGCGCGATGCGCTCTATACCGTCCCTAGATCAAGCGGTTCCCCGCAGCGATGGGTAGTCAGGAAGTCAAAAGATGATGTACTGCTCGGGCCATTCGTCTTCTGCCCCGAGTGCGGGAAGAAACTCTGAAATCCTACTGGAGTTGGGCCGCTGGCGGGAAGAACTTCGGCGACCAGTTGACCCCGTTTCTGTTCAAGGAGATCTGCGGCGTCGAGTTACAGCGCGTCAAGGAACCGAGGGGCGCAGAACTCTTCGCGTGTGGCAGTATCGGAGAGCTAATCCCAGACTGGTATACTGGCGTCGTCCTCGGAACGGGAATGATGTACGAGGATACGAGGAAGAATTTGCGCCAGGCTCGCGTTTTGGCGCTCAGGGGCAAAGGCAGTCTCGCGATTTCGCAAGTAGAAAATGTCCTTCTCGGAGATTTCGGCCTTGCGATGCGCTGTATTATGCCTAAAAGCCATCCGAAGCACGGTGTCGGGGAAATCCCGCACCACGTTATCTTCGAGGCCGAAAAGGGAATGTTCACAACCAATTTCGTCATCGACCTCAAGCAAGAGCCCCGGAAAGTCATCGAGCAGGCCGCCGAGTGCCGGAAGATCGTCTCAAGCAGCTTGCACGGCCTCGTGCTGGCCGACTGCCTTGGGGTTGAGAATATGTGGTTGCCCGACAAACGAGTTGAAGGCGATGGTTTCAAGTTCCGAGACTATGCCTCGGCGTTTGGCGAGGAGATCAAGCCGAACGAGTGGCGGCTTGCTCCGCAGGAAAAGGTAGACGAGATCGCGGAGAAGATTGTTGCGCTGATGAAGGGCTTGACATCCGGCCTCCAAAGTGTATGATGTTGTTGTGCGGTTGCGGTGTCGCGCGAGTGTGACTGCTGTAGGCCAGGAGATACCACGACACAGGTTCCTGGCGAATATCTGCCCCGCTCGGCCCGTGCCTATGCAGCGGTCGCGGGGGACTGTGAAAGATCAGTCCGAAATCGGGCCAACCGCACACAAACTTGGAGGTGGATGATGGCTTGGAAGAAGATATACGAGGGCGAAGTGCAGCAAGTCACGAAGGACACAACTGGGCTGGTCGGCAAGCAGGCGCTGTTTTCCCTCGGGCTTGATGGGTTTGTCGGCAAGCGCGTTCGCGTGACAGTCGAGGAAGAGGTCGGCGAGTGCTGCGAGAAGTGGCAAGGGCCACGCAACGTGTATCGGCCAACGGACTTCGATCCGCTTCTGGCTGACTACACAGCCAAGTTCTGCCCCGAGTGCGGGCGAAAGCTGTCCTAGGAGGCCGATGTCACAGACGGCTGGCCTGATGGAAGAGATGGCGAGGCAGTCGTGCGCCGAGCTTGACATTCCACTCAAGGAAGGCGCCATGACGATTCGCCTTGCGCTCACGGGGCGACGAGTCGGGCCTAGCCTGTGGGAGATAATGTCTGTGATGGGGCCGGATATTGTTTCTAGCAGGCTGCGAGAGGCGGCAGAGACATGCCAAAGTACCGAAAGCACGTCGTAGAGGTTGAGGCCTTTCAGTTGACAGATAATGTTTACCGCGATGAATCGAGATGGCCGGATTGGCTGGCCGAGTCGGACGCCATTGGGACTGGACGGCTAAGTGGTAAGTTATATTTGTTGGACGAAGAGCACATCTTTTCCATAATCCGCATCGGCGATTGGGTCATTCGCGGAATCGACAACCACATTCACATCATGGACCCAGAGACGTTCTCGACGACATATGTTGAGGTGCCAGATGCTTGAGTGCTTCCTGATTGCATGCTTATCCCGTTAGGGCAGCGCTCAGGGACCACCCAGCCCGTCACGCATAGCGTGTCCAATCTCTCGTTATGTGAGAGGCGCGCGGATTGCGGAGGGTACGGATATGGAGATACATTACCCGCGTGGGCTGATATGACGGTTGCTGTGGCGGTGTGTTGCGCAGACGGTATTCTGATCGCCTCTGATTCGGCATCGAGCGAGACCGTTTTCGGGTTCAAGCAGCCGTTTCCCAGAGGAAAGATCGAAGCCATTAGTTGTTGCGGAATAGCTTACTCGGGGAATGCCGACTTGTGCAGACGGATTCTCCACGAAACACGAATGGCTTCGGAGCGCGACTCATCACCGGCCCATATCGCTGCGAGACTCTCCAAGTGCGCCAGGCAGGCTACTGTGTTCCGCCGCTCCGGCAACGCGCAGTTTGTCGTTTCTGGCTATGACAAGCATGGCGCAGTCAGAATGTACCTGATAACGAAATCGGAGCGATTCTCCGTTGCAGATCGCAGTGATGACGGATACGTGGCGGTTGGGCGGTGGCCAGTTGTAGACTACTTCCTTGCACGGTTCCTCGTTCCCGGAATGAGTGTTAGTGCCGTAGCCAGATTGGCGATGTTGGCTATTCGCGAGACGGCGGCGGTCTTGGACGGGATCGACACTAGAGTGAGGGGCGTACTGGTCACTTCGGGAACCGAACCCGCTCCATTCGACTTTGCGGCCATATCGTCTGATTCCTCTGCCCAAGAGATTAGCTATACCAGAGCAATAGAGTACTGGCTATCATCTGCGCCCTAGCAACTCGTCAGTACGAGCCCGACTAGCGCCTCTCGATCCTTGAGGTTCGACTGCCGGAATGCGAACTCGTCTAGGTACTCTTGCAGGTACTTGGCACTGACGAAGTGGAAGACTCCGGCCAAGCCGCGCTTGAAAAGACTCCATGCGCCCTCGATACGATTGACGTGGATCTGCCCGACCGAATAGCCATTCTCGTGGCGCACGGTCTCGTGTGGAGCAAAGCGGTAGGCATTGAGAAAGTAGACCGCCTCGTCCGTGTAGATCCTCCGCACAAGCCCGATGTGCTTGTCAAAGACGCGCATGATCTCGCGGGTACTGAGTTCCTTCACGACTTCCAGGCGAAGGGCATCGTCTTCCCGTGAGGCAATTCCGACCACGTTGCTGTGTGGTACTGATTTGCCGCGCCGCGTAGCGCTACCGCCCGCTGCTTTGACCATAGCGGCATCGGCCTCGATGGTGCCGCCGAGTTTCTTCGCTCCAAGCAGGTTCTTCTGAATCGCGAGGCGGATACGTCGAGTCATGTACCAAGCGGTCTTGTAGGTGACGCCCAGCTCGCGCTGGATCTGCTTGGACGAGATCCCTTTCGGAGAGTGGCAGACAAGCCACACAGCAATGAGCCAACGCGGCAGGTCAATATGAGTCTTGTGAAACACAGTCCCGCTAGTGACAGAGAACTGATACCGGCACTCGCACTGCCACTGATGCCGAGATTCCATGTAGGTAACGGTCTTGGAGCCGCATCGTGGACAAGTCACGCCATCGGGCCAACGACGAGCAGCTAGATACTCCTCGCAGGCTTCTTGCGTAGAGAACTGCTTTCGGGCTTCTACCAGGCTTGTGATCTTGTCCATTCCGCCACCTCCAAGACGTATTATATACATAACTATCGAACAAGTCAAGAGGGAGGTAGGGATGACGACTGAACGAGAGAGAATCGCCAAAGCCTTGCTGGGGATCGTCTCCGACGAGAACGCTGACCCCCGCGTTCGGGTAGACGCGGCTAGGCTGCTGCTGTCGATGTCGAGTTCGAGCTATCTGCCGATCTGCTAGAGGCGGGCCTGGAGTCCAACCTCATAGGGAGCCAAGGTAGCGGGCGCGAATGTGTCGAATTGCCGGTTGTCGTCGTCGTCAAACCACACGCACTCGATTGCGGCCCCGTTTGGCGAGATGGAATTCACGGTCATTGCGGGACCGCCGGACTTCAATTGCACTACGTCTCCAACTTTCAGTTGTTGCTCGCTCATTTGCCCTCCTCGCGCTTCAGGAACTCAAGAAGCGCCTCAACAATGTTACGTGTGCGCTTCATCATCCTAGCGCAGCGTTGAATGTGTGACAAGAGGGCCGTTTGCCCAGGCCGTCGCATAGTTATATAATCGGCTGGGGTGATAGACATGCCGAGAAAGCGAGAGGGCGAGATGCTTGTGCAAAAGGTCTTCATGTGCCCGATCAGCCTCATTGAGGCGCTGAAAGCAGAGGCGCAGAAGGCGGGCAAGAGCGAGTCGGAGATCATTCGAGAGGCATTGCGCGAAAGGCTCGGTACGAAATGAGCAACAGTCCCGCGCGCTAGAGCGAGTTGGAGAACTTGCTTAGTCCGTCGATGAAGAAGTAGAGCGCGGCAATGACTACGACTGCTATCAGGATGCCGATTGCTACTTTCGACTCTAGCGACCGCTCTGGCTTCTTCTGCTCCTTTCCTTGCGCCCCGCTTCCTTGGAGTTCTCCCTCCGCACTTTCCCACTGCTTCTGCCCGCAGTGATGGCAGAACTTGGCATTGTCTGGGATGTTCTTACCGCATCCTTCGCAGAACATGAACCGCCTCCACTGGGCCGCCGCAGACTAGCTATAGAGCCTTCTTCTCAAGCAAGCGTACAAGCCCGATCAGTACGGCTCCCTGCTGGATGATTGCCAGCAGAAACAGCACGACGACTGTATCAGTCATGGTGTTCTACCTCCTCTTGCCCTGCTGTGTAATGGGGCCCCCTTTTGAGAGTTCCAGAACACGCCGGGCGAAGAGGCCGTGCTGTGCGGCGGCCCGGAGAGCAGAATAGCAGTGCGCAGTAGTGATGACAAGCGCGTTATCGGTTGCCTCGCTGCCCTAACGGGATAAGCAGGCCTGATTGCCGTCGGACTTCCCGTTGCTGTCGGCGGCGCGTTTGTGGCGTGGCTGATCCGCGACGACCTGAGATGTTTGTTCGCGAAATCGACACGTTCGCGGGACGCGTACACGGCATGAACATGGCGCGACGCGGACAATCGGCAAGGCATGGCGGCTTCATGGATGAACGTGAAAAACAGCGATAATACAAGAAGTTCTTGTGGCGATTTGATTGCTTGCTGCGATTGCCCAAAACTCGCGAACTGCGATCTCGTCAACAAGGTTGGAATGTGCATCCCTTGCGGAAGTTTCGGGATTTGTCCAGACGCGGAACTATAACGCACAAGAATGCGTAATCCTGTGCTTTAATGCGTATTCCCGCGCGATCATTACCACATTTTTGGAGCCATGAACGCGATAGAGTGGAGAGGCATTTCCTGGTCTGTTGATCGTTTCATCTCCCTGATGGGCGACTTGGCGAATGTATTGTCTCGTGAGGATGCGCGGCTGAGAGCGCGAATCGGGGATCGTCTGTATGCAGTTCCTCCATCATGGGGCGGAGATCGGAGGGCGATGTTTGACGTGATTGTGAATGCGCGACTCGCAAGGGGGAATCGTGTGGATCAGTCTGGATAAAGTCCTGCTAGACATGGCGAGAATCGAGCCGCCACGCTGGCACGAAGCATTTCAGAAATGGGTCGTTCTCGTTTGCGATGTATCTGGGCAGGGGAGATTAGCCCAATACTCCACCCCAGCCGCCGCTGATATGGCCTTCCTCAAAGCGCGGCAGTTCATCCTGAGGGGGAAAACTGACGAGGGAAAGAACCTCCTGATCTGGCCGATGGAGCACATGGCAAGCGAGATGGACGCGGATGCGCTGGATGCCATCGCGAGGCAGACACAGAGAGCGGACAACGTAACGATTAGCGGGGATGATCCGATTGACGCATGTTGGAAACTTGATGGACTCCCCTAGCCGACGAGAAGACTTGCGCAAACTGTTCGCCGCCTTGGCATTCGATCCAGACGTAGACGAACACGCGAGAAAAGATGCCGCGCGACTATTGAGAGAACTCGAAGGGGGTACAAGTGATCGTATCGACGAAAAGAGCAATCAACACGCGACTCGGGGCGTTGAAAAAGACGCTGGAGACTCGTAAGAAGGAATGTCTAGCCGCCGCCGACGAGGGCGGTTCCGCGAAGATCAGCGCCAAGGAATTCAAGTTTGCAGCGTCGCAACTCGCGTGGGCCATCCAGCGCCTTGAGATGTTCGAGGAGAAGATCGGCAAGGAAGAAGAGAAGGCCGCCAAGGCCGATCAGGATGACTAGCGAAAAGATCAGCAGGGCCGAGACTGAAATAGCCACCGTCCTCCAAAGGCTTGAACAAGAAACCGGCGAGATCGTAGATGCCGTGTGTGTGTATGACGTAGATGTTTCATCCTGTGGAGATGCGAGGCGGAAGATGCTTCGCACTGTGTATATCTCTACTCATCGGGTTCCTGGAAATTGCTGGGGGCAATCGTTCCCTGAGAAAGAAGCAGAACGAGAATTTGTGACAAGGAAATAGTTAGTGGCCTACCGCGAAATCGGCATCCGCGACGTGCTTTTGCGCCTCCGCAACAACCCAGAGGCGTTTTTCCGTTTGCTCCGCGACCATTGCGGGATCAAGCTGAGAGCCGAGGGGCAATGGGGCGAGTGGAACATCGAAGAGGAGATTATCAAGTCTCTCTTTGAAACCCCCAGAATTAGTGAAGTATATGTAAGAGCTGGTAATTCTAGCGGGAAGTCGTACGGGGCCGGTGTTGCAGGGGTTTGCTATCTTCTTTGTCGCCATCCCAGCTACGTTCTCTACCTGTCAACGAAGAAAGAACAGGCTAAGGCCCAGGCTTGGGCGCAATTCCTTCTTACCTACAATACAATAAGAAACTATCTGAATGCAAGCGGGGCAGTTGGCTTGCCAGATCCGATGGTGGAGCGCGTCGAGATCCGCAACGACTGGTGGGCGAGGGTATATGCCGGACAGGGGCGCGGAGAGAAGGACAAGGCCACCGGATGGTCGGGATTCCACAATAAGTACCAACTGTTCGTCATAGACGAGGCCCCCGGAATCCCTGATAACGTACACGAGATGATTACGGGTAATGTCGTGAGCCAGCACAATGTACTCCTGGCACAGGGCAACCCCCTCATGCGCGCGGGCTGGTGGTATCAGGGGCAGCAACTTCCAGTACCAGAGCACCGCAAGGTGTTTCGGGTGAGCGCGAAGAGCACCCCAAACTACCAGCATCGAGAGTGGGCCGAGAAGTACAAGGCAGAACACGGCGAATATCCCGACGACAAATACATCAAGAAACTCCCAGATGGGTCGGCGGAGTTTTCTGAACTTATTCCTGGACTGGCAAGCTGGGAATGGATCAGCCGCATTGAGGCCGAGAAAGAGACAAGGCCGGGAACGCCGTATTACGACGGCCACATTCTAGGCGAGTTCCCACAGGGCGCAGAGTGGGGCCTGATCCCCTGGCGCGACATTCAGGACGCCGCAGAGAAGAGTGTCGGCTGGCAGTCCTGCATCGAGGCGCTTGGTTCCGAATCATGGCGCGACCTAATGGCAACCGTGGGGCGAAACGAAGCGATCTCTCAGATCCAAAACTACGCAGAGGAACACGATATTGCGATCCTTCTACCAGACTTTGACCGGCTTGCGGTTGGGGTGGATGTGGCGGATGGCGGCGGAAACCTTAGCGTTATCACCATCCTCGCGGGCGACAAGGTTCTCGAACAGCGCAGGATTGATGGCTCGGCAGCAGTGGATCTCCCGGCAGAAATTGAGGCGGCACTGAAAGAGTACGAGATTTGGTCTGTGGCGATTGACAAACCGGGAGTGGGGGCTGCTCCGGTGGGAATTCTACAGGCTCGCGGAGTGGACGTGCAAGAGTTCAAGGGCGGCATTCCTGCCGACAACGCCGACGAGCGCCAAGAGTACACCGACCTCAACGCCGAGATGGCCTGGGGGCTACGCCAGAGGTTCATAGATGGCGAGATCGAGATTCCCGATGATGAACTGCTGAAGCAACAGTGCGCGTCGATTCAGTGGCAGTACACGGCTGGGAACAAGGTCAAGGTGCCGAAACCTGGCAGATCCCCAGACTGCTTCGACTCTCTGAGGATCGCGCATTGGATGCAGCAATTCGGCGACTACTCACCGGCGTCAATCGGCGATCAGCTTCCGGCGTTCTCAAAACACGCAACCGGGAGCCTAGAGGATTGGTAGAGGACACATGTCCTGCTTATCCCTTTACGGCAGCAAAAGGATTGCCGTCACGCCCCGGTCCGGCCACAATGCTTTCTGATATGACTCTAGCTCTCGCGATGCGTTGTCGGGACGGAGTTGTGATTGCGGCCGACTCACGGGCCGTGTCCGGCACGTCCTATCAAGATGGCGTCGATAAGATCACGCGCGTGGCTCGCAACTGCTGCATAGCCGTTAGTGGCAATAACGCGACGGCGGGAATTCCATACATCCGTGACCTCATCAGAGAGATGCCCCTAAGCATAGCGTGGGACGCTGATGTGCATAATGTGGCAAGAATGTTCCAGCGGCTGCTTGACGCAGCAATGGCTGCAACCGGGGGGCCAGACCGTTCCCCGGTTAGCGCCGCGAGGTTCCTCATTGCAGGGTATATGGGCGGAGCCGATCCGACTGTGTACTCGCTCGTTCTTGAGCCGCTACGTCAGTGTTTCAGCCTTCTAGATCAACCAGAGGGGTACAACAAACTTGGCGAGGAAGGGCTAGTGACATACTACGTCAAAGCCGCTGGGGTTCGTCCCGCATCGCTGTCGTGCCGTGAAATCGCGCCATTGGTTCACTTCATACTCCATGAGACAGTGACGCTCCGCTGCACCGTTGGGGAACCTCTCAGGATGTTCTTCGTTCGCGAGACGGGAGTTGAAGAGGTTGATCCAGACTCGTTTCTAGAAGTATCGTCTATCGCCTCGAAACTCATGCGGGAAGCGGTGTCCGGCCTACTAGCTCCCAGCAAGCGCGAGGCTGACTAGCGACTGTCGATCCTTGAGGTTCGACTGCCGAAATGCGAACTCGTCTAGGTACTCTTGCAGATACTTCGCATTGACGTGGTGGTAAACGCCCATCGGCCCGCGCTTGAAGAGTCCCCAGGCATTCTCTACCCGGTTGACGTGAACGCCACGCCGAGCGGCTAGATACTCCTAGCAGGCTTCTTGCGTAGAGAACTGCCTTCGCGCTTCGACTAGGCTTGTGGGCTTGTCCATTGCGTCACCTCAAGGAGTATTCTATACATAACTATCGAACGAGTCAAGAGGTGGTCAGAATGGACTGGTTGGTCTACGTGCTGGAAGAGTGTGATATTGCGGCGGCGAAACGCCGCGAGCGCGTGCTGTTGGATGAGATCCTTCCAATGAGCGAAGGGCGGGGCAAGATCGCGGCCATCGAGGGGTGGAAGAAATCCGGGAGCCGCGTGTCTACTACGCTACCCGCCCTTGATGCGTTACTCGTGTATGAAGGAGATCCGCCAATCGGAGTTTGCCTCTGAGGCATCCTGGATCATTGCGATGGCCAAAGGCGTTAGCCGCAGGTTGTTGATGCTTGTCCGCGCTTGCCAATCCCCATACAACGATGACCACAGCGGCACAGGCAACAGCCATGAGGACGAGAATAGCGATTGCAGTCCTAGACACACTCACCTCCTTATCGGCTATCGCACAACACATTAGCGCGGAGCGGCGAGTGAGGGCAAGCTGCCGCTGAAGTAGTAGCGATGACAAGCGCGTTATCGGTTGCCCTGCTGCCCTAACGGGATAAGCAGGACACATGTCCTGCGAGGAGACGAAATGATCTTCCTAATCTGGCAAGAGGCATTCACGGTGGCGTATCTCATCGCCGGGGCCAGCCTTATGTTCTACATGGCCTGCCAACTCATCAATCGGATATAGGGGTAGTAGTTAGTGCAAAGGGGGTACTAATGAAGACGCTACACGATGTCTTCCTCGCGTTTTGCTACATCGTTGGAATCCTCGCGATGGCTGGAATTACTCTCGGCCTGATCGGTGGACTCCTGGCGATGAACAAGAAGAATAAGAGGTAGAGATGGCGATTGCCCTCCTTGAGAACATTGCGGATTTGTGGCGGCGCGGATTAGTCCGCGAGGCCGACTACTCGCTGTCGGGGCACGAGGAAACTGGGGGGGCATATTCAAACGGGTGGGTGCGCGCTGGTGGCGGACAGGATGATGAACTTGCTGTAGACATCTACGAGCAGATGACGCAGGCGTTCCGCGCCTACCGTCTCGACCCTCGGGCAAAGAACATCATCGAGACGTATGTAGCCTACATCATGGGCGATGGCTACAGCGTGAAGTTTGACAACGAGGCGGACGCGAAGGCATGGAAAGAGTTCAAGGAAGAGAACGGATTCGATGAGAAGTTTACAGAGGCCGTGCGCCTCATGCTCGTGCGCGGGGAACATTTCTTCCGTCTCTTCGGCGATGAATTCCAGGCTAAGAAGATCCGGCACCTCGACGCGACGCAGGTTGGCGACATTGAGACGGCTGATGGCGACCCGGAGGAGGTAACGAAGTATATCGGGCGCGACCAGTATTATGGGACCGCATGGGGGCCAGATGAGCTGATCCACCTCTCCGTCTTCAACTACGGGCAGAAGAGAGGGCATAGCATCCTTGAGCCGATCCTTTCCGACCTCGCCAAGAAGCGAAAGTATCAGAATGCCCAGGCTGTTATCGTTACGATTCTAGCGAGCCTCCCTATCATCCGCAAAGGCCCGTGGACTACAGAGCAGATCGCGGCACGCAGGAATGACTTTGCGGGCTTGCCGCCTCCGGGAGCGGTTGTTACGGCCAGCAACAAGGAAGACTGGAGCGTTCCAGACCACCCCGCCGCCAGAATGAACTGGCGCGACCAGGGCAGGTCGCTGGATCTTTCCATCTCGGCTGGTGTCGGGTTGCCGTACTACATGGTGTTTGAGGACTCAAGTGACTCTAACTATTCAGCAACGCTCGTCGCCGAAGCTCCTGCTATGCGCCGCTTCAACGAGATTCAGAGAACGGTATGCCGCTCGCTTGAGAAGCTGGTCAAGCATGTAGTTAATCCATCCGGAGAGTTCAAGGCCGTATTCTACCCGATTGCCCCACGCGACACCGAAGCTGAGGTTAGGGCATGGTCCGAGCCGTGGATTTTGCAAGGCATGTCTTGGCAGACGTGGGCCGAGAAGGTTGGAATTGACCCCGAAGAGGAAGAGAAGAGGATGAGAGACGAGGGAATCTGGCCTCCGAGGGGAGCCCTGAGCGGCCTCGGGGCGCAGCAGGATGCCCCGCAAATGCCCTCAGACGGCACGGGCGGCCAACAGTGGCGGTCGCCGACGAAGGATATCGTTCGCAAATCCATCAACACCGGAATCGGCGCGCAGAATATCGAACAGTAGGGGGCAATTATGGACTGGCTACAACTCGCGAGCCTTCCTTTAGCAGCCATTCTCATTATCGTCATCGGATGGGTGCTAAATCGGCAACAGAAGCAGTATCTAGATGTAGCAATCCTTCCCCTCAAGCGCGACTTTGAGAAGTCTGTCGATGCGATGACCGCTCTTGTCAAAGAGAACTCAGAGGACATCGAGCGCGAACTGTATGCCAGGATCGACAGGTTGACGGCTGTGGTAGAGAAACTGATAGAAAAACTCAATGCAACTTCTGGCAACTCGATCTAAGGAGATGCGATGGTTGAACACATCGGCGCGACTGAAAATTCGGCTCCACCGACTCAGTGGTGGGAGACGGTGACAGAGCTACGAATTGACCAAGCAAAGTTCTGCGCCGAGGCTACTCAGCGCGTCGAAACCTTAGAGACGTGGAAGAAGGATCAGAATGGCGACATTCGGGCCATCAGGAAAGACCTCGCCGAGTTGAAAGACTCAACGAACAAGTGGCTGGTCGGCCTTCTTACGGCAGTCGTTATTTCGCTGATCCTGCTTGTGGTGAATATCGTCGTCAAGCTGTAGTTGCCGCAGAATTCCGCATTCGTTCTATATTTTTAGCAAACACTGGAGGGCCAGACAGTTTGGCAGTAAATTGTGCCGGGGTTCCCAGCACAATGTCTGCAATGGTTTCTCGGGTATCGCAATTCATGCAGCCTGCACGAGATATCCAGCGACCGGACAAGTAAAATGATCCCCCTCCCAGCGGACCGCGAGAGAAATGAATCGCGATCCCGGAGTTTGCTGCATCTGCAAGTCTCTGCGCGAATTCATCTGCCGAGTTTGTCCACAGAGAAAACTCGAACGGATCAAAAAGATCCCATTTTGGTTTCTTGTAGATTCCCCCAACGAATTCGATCTCTTTCTCGACAGCGTCGGTATGCCAGTTTCCCCACGGGATGCCAGAAAGAAAATCCACGCCACGCAGCTTTGCGCCTCGTTGTTCACGAGGCATTCTTTGCGGCCTTCCGCAGAGCGGATACCTTCATCTTATTCTGCCTGACAGACTCCTCTTCATGCTCGATCTTGGCTTCGAGGTATTCGATCTCAGAGGGGTAAGTATCGAGAACTTTTCCGCATGATTTGCACTTCTTTGAATATCCAGAAGAGAATATATCCCAGAAATTGTAGCCGAATTCTATTTCGCTGTGCGGGCACTCAAGAACCGTGAGCCTCTTTTCGATATTGTCAAGCCTGGTGTTGCGAATTTCCCTTTCAGCCTCTCGGAACCAATCTCCTAATGCCATCATCCACCTCCGCGAACAGTATACCATGCTGCGGAGAAAAGTCAAGTTACCGCGACACGCCAATAGTGGCGCATGGATGCGCCTCACACGCCGCGAGATACTTCTCAATCCAGGGGACGAAAACTTCGTATGTGCCCCATCCGTTTGGCGCGTCATGCTTCTTGAACCGTGCTGGATCAGACTTCATCAGGCCAATCCCTTCGCGGAGTGGGCCGATCAACTGCCCTGCCGTTGTAATCCCGATTTCTTCCGGCCGCCAAAGATGCTCGTAGATCCCAGCCTCTGCCGCCATTTCCCCAAGATTGTGTGTAATGTTTGCGCTGAACACGTCTTCGTCAATTGCAGCGCGACCGCAATGCGGACAGACATCAATCTTCTCATGCAGATATACGTCTAGGCTCATGCGCCACCTCCATGCCTCAGCATAGGCGCGAAAGACGAAAAGTCAAGTGACCGTCCATGCCGAATCCCACGCTAGAGCGCATCGTCACCTCTCGCCGCGCGAGAATGTACCGCGACGCAGAACAGGAGATCGCAGAACTGATGCGCCTCTTGGGCCTGAGTCGCAAGGACGTTCTTGCCCTGCTCAAACAATTAGAGGAAACCGAATCCCGATACGGAGATTTCGGACGGGCGCTACTCCTTCAACAGGCAGATAGGGAAACGGCGCGACTTGATCGCCTCTGGATGGGTCTCTCGGCGGCGTTTGGTTTGGCTGTATCGTCCTCTGTCAACCGTGGGTGGACATTGGGCGTTGAAGCTGCACAAGAGATCGCGGCCCACATGGGCGAGTCTTTAGCCGCGCCGATGGCGTCAACGGCCTCTACAATCGCGCGCAACGCCATTCCTTTTGCCGACAAGGCGACGATGGAGATAGAGTCGCGCATCAGGGGCGAACTCGTGCGCGGGATTCTCGGGCGCGAGGATATGCAGACGCTCACGAAGCGGCTCGTCGGGGCGGGGCTTGGAACGGAGGGCACTCCGTGGAAGTCGGCTGCGGCGAGGGCAGAAGCCGTAATCAACTCTGAGACTTCGAGGGCATACCACGCGGCGCTACAGGATTCTTTCAACCAGGCGTCGTGGGCTGTAGGCTACCAGTGGGTCGTGTATCCAGAGGGGCCTTGGCCGTGTCCCGCGTGCGCCCCAAGGAATGGAGTAGTCTATGCAAAAGGAATGGTGCCTACGATCCCGGCACACCCGAACTGCCGCTGCTCCCTTTTAGTCGTGACGCAGAAGTATGGTTCCTATAATGTCGTAAAAAAATAGGGGCCAGATTTCTCTGGCCCGAGCAAGGGCATGGTGGGTTCCATTTTCGTACTGGCTCACATTTATCTCTTGGATTACAAGACGGCTATGGCTCACATATCGGCTTTGGGATTCAAGAGAGACGTGGCTCGCTCGACTTGTATGGGTTCCAGGGTCTGCTTGGCTCATGCTCCATCCTAGCACGTTCATATCCGATTGTCAAGTTCCGCGCAGGCGGAGGAATAATGCCGTGGTCTAGAAGCATCATCCCAACATCATTTAATGGCCTTAAGGGAGACGATATCTCGCTCGCGATCTCTATTGCGAACGGGGTTCTGAAACAGTGCATTTCAGAAGGCGGTAACGACGCAGACTGCGCCCCCAAGGCAATTCGTATCGCATTGGGCAAAGTGAAGGAGCGAAAGATGAAAGAAAGCGCCGTGGAGGCCGCCGCTACGGCGACTTCTAATGATTCCTATACGATCACCACAAATGCGGACTCTGTCGATGTTACAACGATAGTCGCCGCTCCCGTTTCTGGAGATCATATTGCGACATCGGGATATTCGAGAGTTGTTGAGTCTGCCATTCGAGAGGATCTGTCCTTTGACGTTTCCCTCGATGGAGCGAACATTTCAGAAGAGGATGGTATTGTACGAGTGCCCGCCATTCTTGTTGAGGCGGGGTGGTCTAAAAACAATCGGTACTATAAAACGGCACTGCTTCGGAAGCTAGCCGTGATTTTGGAGGGTGCGGGATCGTTTGATTCCCACCTTGATAAACCGCGCGTCACGGATTACATCGGAGTCCATCGCAACGTCTCTCTCAAGGAGAAAGCCGGTCCGACGGGCCGCGACGCACTAACCAGTAGCTTCGAAATCATTGATCCGCGCTTGCAGCGCCTTGCGCGACACGCACCTCATCTCATCAAACTGTCCATCCAGGGAAAGGGCGACCTTGTGCGCGGAAGCGCGGAGGGCCGTGACGGATGGATTGTCGAAGATGTGGACCCGTCTAGCAACTGGACCTGCGACGTAGTTGTGCGCGCGGGAGCCAGAGGCGGAATTGGCGCGGTGCTCGAAGCGATGGATGAAGGAGCGAGCATGGAGATTACGAGTCTTCAGGATCTTAAGAAGACGTTCCCTGCTCTGCTAAAGGAGTATGCGGACGAGGTTTCCTTGGACGCTACGGCCCAGGCAGAGACGAACGCCTTGAAGACCCAGTTGAAGGAGTCCAACGACGAACTCGCCAATGCCGTCAAGGCGCGAGACGAGGCCACGCAGCGCGTGAAGATTCTTGAGAGCCGCGAGGTTCTTGAGAAGAAGTTGGCCGAGTCGAAGCTCCCCGATGCGTTGGTCAAGCGCGTTCGCGGCCAGTTCAAGGACCGCATCGCCGAAGATGCGGCCATTGAAGAGGCTGTTAATGACGCCCGAGAGCTTGTCAAGGATCTTTCGGCAGAGGTCAAAGTCGAAGGAGTCAAGGAGACCAAGGATATGATTGAAGAGTCCTCGGACGCCGATGCGGACCTGCTCTTCAAGGTTCTTGGAGTCAAGGAAGGTGATGCGTGATGGCCGTCGGGCAGCGCGCACGAAACTTCAAGTTGATTAGTGACGAAAATGTTACTCGGGTGACGATGCTGAATGGTAGCACGGCGCTTGAGGAAGGCGACATGGTGACGATTGCGGGTGGCGTCCTCGTTGAGGTAGCCGACTCGAACACCGTGGGTGCCGTTGGCATTTGCGCTCAGGATATTGCGGCCAGCGTGTATGGAACCGTCTACACGGGCGGAAAGTATACCGGAACCGCCGATACGGGTGTGAACTTCGCGCTCGGCGACAAGGTGTACAACTCCAGCGCGACGAAACTCGACGCTGGTACGGCCAGCGATATTGCAGTTGGAAAAGTTGTTGACGTTGATCCGGCGTCTGCCGGGACTGTTACGTTCTTGCTGTGGTCCGTCCTAAATCAGGACATCACGGCGCACGCTTAGGGGGCCGAACCATGGCTGAAACCATTCTGAAGACCGCTGGTGGCGACGTTCTTGCTCCAGATTCGTCTACGAGTATTGGTGAGAAGGGCATGGCTCAGTTTTCTGGCCGTACCCGTGTACAGCTTTCGGAGGACGGGCGAGATTTCCTCAAGATGCTTGAGAAGCGCCCTGGACTGAAGGCGACGACCCCGGTTTCGCAGATTCGCGAAGCTGTTGGGGCGGATGCGTTTGATTCTCTGACCCTTGACCGCATCTATAAGTCGATGCTCAAGGGATACAATGACTATACCCCGCAGTGGGAGAAGTTGGTTTCCAAGCGGACGCCCGTGAGCGATTTCCATACTCGCTATGGCATGATCCACAGCGGGTTCGATCGCCTGTCCGAAGTCAAGGCGAAGATGCCGTATCCCGAGATGGAATTCTCGGACGATTCGATCTCGTGGACTCCTGCGAAGTACGGCGGACTCTACGGGTACTCGTTTGAGGCTTCGACGTATGACAGCCTTGGCTTGCTGGATGACGTTTCGGCAAAACTTGGCGCTGCTGCGCGACGCACGCTCGACTACTACTTCTTCTACACGCTACTTGACGCGAACCCGGTCTCTTACGACGGGTCCAACAACCTGTTCGGCACGCACGGTAGCTCGGCTGGGCAGTTCGCGAACACCATGACGACGAATGGGATGACGATGGCGCTCTTGGAGACGGCCTACACGACCATGCTCCAGCAGACGCAGCTTGACTCGTCCTCGACGTTCACGGATACGAACTACATGCCCGCTCAGTACATTCCGAAGTATCTGGTCGTTCACCCCGCGAATAGCCTGCTGGCGAAGCGCCTCCTCAAGAGCGCGAACTATCCTGGCAACGCGAACAACGACGTGAACGTGCTGAATGGCGAGCTTGAGCTTATCGTTACTCCGTTCATCACCTCGGCGCACTGGTACATGATCGCCGATCCGGCGACTGCCAATACGTTCGAGGCTGGGCTTTGGGGCGGCAACGCGGCTCCTGAGTTGTTCTATGAACCTGCGAACACGGGTCACAACTTCGCATTCGATGAGATTCGGTCGAAGATCCGAACCATCTTTGGCGGAGCGGCCCTTGATCCTCGCTCGTTCATTCTTGGGGCTACGGCCTAGCGCGGGCCACCGGGGGCGGGTGCTCTTCACGCCCCCTTTGACCCCGCCCCCATCTTCCTTTGGAGGAATGATGAAAAAGCGACTTGTTTTGTTCACGCTCCTATTGCTCCTCCCGCTTGTGGCCTACGCAACGGAATTCACAAATTTCTCTAATCTTGCGTTTGATGGCTATTTCGCGGTTGGTTCAATTGGGAACGAAGTTACGATTTTTGATTCGACTGGTGCCTTCACGATGCCGGACGACGTTGACTTGTCGTTTGGCGGAACGGGAAAGCCAGTCTCTATGGAATGGACGACGGCAGACGCCAACGCGAACTGTCTGATTGTCGATCTGCCGGCTGGCGGATTAGTTGATGTCCCGGTGTTCGGAATTGCGTCGGCGGACTCTGACTTCGGGTACTTCAACGGGGTTGTTGAGCCGACGTTCTTCGTTGAGAACCTGGCGGCCTCAAGTTACGTGGCGCTGGACTTCTCTGCGACGACGCTGGCTGAATTGAAGACTGGCGGATCTGCCACGCAGCTTTCGATTACATCGCCAATCCTCATCAATACGGGCTCATCGTCCATCACGGATTACACGCCGAGCCGGGTAATCGGGTACGACGCCGGAGCCTCGATGACGATTGCCGTCACCGATACGACGGGCGCGGTTGCCATCACGCACACGGGAAGCGGCAAGGCCGTCACCTGGACTACGACGGGCGGCTTCGACTTCGTTGGGGCTATGGCGGCTGACGCGGTGACGGTATCGGACGTTCTCACGTTCTCTGACGCCGGGACCATCGACAACACGGACGCTACTACCCTGACTCTCACCGAAAGCACGGTAGCAATCGTCGGCGAGGCGACGGTTAGCCTTGACGTAGATATCAAGGGCGGAGACATCAAGAATACCACGGCGGGCGGGGGTATCGACTTCAACCCGACGATGGCGACCGCAGGAACCGGGACGAATGTTGTCCAGATTACTACGACTCAGCCTACGCACACCTCTGGAACCCCGACCGATATCTGGTTGGACTTCAATCCGACGTTTGGTGTCAATACAGTGTCAGCTACAGCGAACCTGATTGACATGACGTTTACGACGCCGAATTGGGCTACTGGTGGCGCGACGAGCGCGTGGCGCGGGATCTATCTCGCCCCGACGATCGGAAACGCCTCGGCTGGAACCAACTCTGTCAACCTGATTGAGGTTGCTGCGATTACTGGCGATGCGTCGGTTGGACTGTCCGCAGTCACAATCGGGGCTTTGACAGGTACGGGCGCAACTGAGAATGCGGTTGTGATTGGCGCTGGATGGGATGCCGGTATCTCGAATGCTTCACCGTACTCTTCGACGAGCACGTTGAGCGCCGAGGACATTGCATCGACTGATGATGGCGATATCAACGACACACTGACGGTTGGCGACCTCGTGATTGACGAGGCAGTTGGTACGCTGGCCTTTACTGCTGCGACTTCGGCAACGATTTCTACGGCAACGGCTGGCGTCGGACTTGTCATTGATTCCCTTGACGCGGCGGCTGGGTCGAACATGACCTACGCCTCGATCACGGGCAGCGTTCCGGTTCACGCATCCGGCACGCCGACGAACATCTTCCTTGACATCACGCCGACGTTGGGCATTGGCACGGTCACGAGCACGACGAACCTGATCGATCTCACGTTCTCCTCGCCCGCTTGGGCGACGGGTGGGGCGACGAGCGTCCTGCGCGGTATGTACCTCGCGCCGACGATTGGGAACGCATCTGCTGGAACGAACTCCGTAGCACTGATTGACGTAGCCGCCATCACGGGCGACGACTCGGTCAACATCTACGGAATCCGCGCTGGCGCAATGACCGGCGGGGCTGGCGTGGAGGACTTTATCTCCATCGGCGCTGGCTGGGACCACGGCATCGACTCGGCGAGTCCGATTCAGGGAACTAGTTTTGTTGTTGACGATGGGGATGCTGACGTAACAGTCGATTCTGATAACCAGACGAATGCTGCGGCGGCCATCAACATCCCGGACTTTGGTGATGCAACGGCGGACTTCCTCGTGACGAACACCTTTACCACGGCCCTCCCGTTCGCGGGCGGGCTGCGCGGTGAGGATACGGACGGAGCGGGGACGAACGGCGGCGGACTAGTCGGCGGAGTGCCCGATATCACGACGCATACCTATACGAATGCCACGGATGATGTATTCGTGCTCGTTTATGACTCCGGAACGACTACCTGGGATGCGCTGGCTACGTCGGCGTTGCTGACGGCTGGCGCTGATTGGGCGGCCAACTACCAGTTGCTGCCGGATGCGGACGCCGAAGGGGCGGGAGACGCCTTTGCTATCGGATTCGCTACGCCATTCTGCGAGGTCGTGTTTGATGATCTGGCAACGGCTGCGGGCGCTGTGGCGACCTGGGGTGGAGATGGCGGCAAGTGGCAGTATTCGACGGGCGCTGGAACGTGGTCTGACTTGACCGTGTTCGACAACACGGACTCGACGGCCTTCGATGGCCTGCGTAGCCTACAGCGATCTGGCGCGATTACTTTCGTGCCACCGGCTGACTGGGTCACGGCTGCCTATGACGGCGTAACGAAGTATTGGATTCAGTACGTCATCACCGCCGCTCAACTCACTCAGACCCCGCTCATTGACGGAACAAACTACGACGAGCCGTTTGTGGCAGTCCCGAACGCCGACACCTTCTCTGCTCCGTTCAAGCTGGAGATCGCGAAGGTGCGCGTGACGAACATGGGGCTGACGGTGCATGACCAGAATATCGTCTTCATCGTCGGCAACTTTACGGACGGCGTATTCTCTGCGGCTCAGACCTGGACAGCGTCTCAACTGAATGACAAGTTCACGCTGGCCTCGGCCATCGCCGCCGATCCGGGCGACCTCATCGGAATCTGCATTACGAACGATACAGGTTCAACGGTGAACCCGATCTGGATGACCGAATTCGAGGTCACTTACGAGGACTAGCACCTAACTGGACGGCCCCGTTCTTCGGGGCGGGGCCGCTCCATCTTCTCGTTTAGTGTCACTATTCGCTAAGACGATGGCATTTGGTTAAAGGAGCCTCTATGGCCGACTTTGCTGGCAAGATGAGGAGTTATTTCGCGACGAGTAGCAGCACGGCCTCAAGCGGCGCTGGCAGGCTATGGGGCTACACCGCGACTGGGGATGGCACTGCGGCGACCGTCACGTTTCTCGATGGCGGATCGGGCGGGACGACGATCTGGAAGGATGCAATCCCGGCTTCGGCGAACGCATCGACGAGTTTTTCTTTCCCGCAGGGATTGGACTACGGGACGGATCTCTACGTTACATTGTCGCACGTTTCTAACATCTCAGTCCTGATCGAATAGCGGGCGGTGGTCGAAATTTCCTTCACGTATTCAGTTACTACGGCAAGAGGCCAGACACGCCTTCTCGTCTCCGACACGTCGGCCACTGGATATACGTGGGAGGACGCGGAGGTTGACGCCGCATTGTCTCTGGCGACCGACAATGTATTCGACGCTGCCGCCATTCTTCTCGATAGCGCGAGGGCGAGCTTCAAGAAGATGATCTCTGTGCGCTTGTTTGGCGAGGTGTCTGTGAGCGCGACGGAACAATCTAATGCGTTGCAGGATTTGGCGAACCACTACCGCGAGATTGCGAGATGCGATGCGCAAATGCAGATGACGCAACTGCAACTGAAGATTGACAAGTATGGCCGCGACTCAACGGACTACGACGACGGGAACGAGACGAGTAGCGCGAATTTCGAGGACTACTCAGAGGTTGATTTCAGGACATGAACACCCTCGTAGACGCTTCTGGTCCTGCTGCGCTGGCGCAGCTTCGTGCTGCGGCAGTTACTCTTGGGTGTACTGAATACATCGCGCCAGCAACCGTCACGTACTATCGCGGGCCGAAGACTCAGACATACAATCCGGATACTGGGCTGGGGACAGCGACATGGACCCAGACAGCTTCTATTACCGACGCATTGGTTGGCCACTTCAACTGGAACGTCATCGCCAACGTGCAGAATGTCGAGTCAACGGACATCCAGCTTCTGATTAGGCAAGCGGACATAAGCGCGGCCCCAACAGACGATGACGAGTGTTCATACAACAGCCAGACGTACAAGTATGTCGGACACAAGGCGGCGGTTGACCTCTACCTCGTCCACTTCAGGATCAAGCAGGGGGCAGCGTAGCTACATTGTAATCCACCCCATGTTCAGCGCGAACAGGAATGCGTTTAGTCCAGCGAGCAGAAGATCCATAAAGCCAAGCGATATTGCGCCGAAGTTTGACTCACTGACACCGATGTAGAACATCACAATAGACATAATCGAAATCTCGGCGAACGCGAACGCCGAAAGCGCCAATGCGAAGATGTGCATTACCGCACCTCCTTATCGTCACTCTAGCACATCCCTAACCAATAGTCAAGAGGCTAAATGTCCGACATGGGCGTCAGCATCAAGATCCCCGCATCCCTGCAAGCAGTCATCGCCGCGAACATCACGGCGAAACTGCAAGAGAATCTTGTCGCTGCGGCAACGGACTTGATGCTCGCCGCTCGCGCGAATGCCCCTGTAGACACCGGGCACTTGCAGAGGAATATCCACGCTGTTCTTCCTGGGCAACAGGATGCTGGGACTCCAGAAGTTGAGGCCATCCCTGGCCTATTGGCTGGGCCGGGGCAGGCATTCGTTATTGCAAAGACGCACCGATCAGGGGACAAGAATGGTACCACAGAACGCGACAGGGGCGACTACGCCTTCTATCAGGAGTTCGGCCCCGCATCGGCGGCAGACCCGAACGGGCGACACTTCATGCTCAAGGCCATCGAAGAAGTAGACGGCAAGTATCCTGGCGTCAAAATCGGCGACATCGTGGCGGGATGATATGGGCGTAATCCAGCGACAGATCAAGGCTAAACTCTTTGACAAGTACAATGCCGACACGAGCGGCTTCAAGTCTGCCATCAATGGATTCTACTTCTACAAAGCGCCGGATGGAGTCACGCAAGACAACTACCCCATTATTCTCTACAGCATCATTACAACGTCTTCCGAGCTAACCTTTAACAAAGGGGCAGTTCCTTCGACCGAGACGCCGCTTATCGAGTTCAAGATCCTCTCGAAAAACGTCATCTCGACCGAAGCAGAAGACATACTAGAAAAGCTCCAAGCTGTGTTCGACGGGGCCAGCCTAACCCTTTCCGGTTGGCGCGTGCGCGAACTGCGGCGCGAGCTAAGGAACAGTATAACTGGGCCTTATGTCGATGAGTTCGGCATCTGGAACATCAACGCCCTTTACCGGGCGGTTTGTGATAAATCATAAGGAGAGGCTATGGCAATTACGCCTCCGGTCAGCGGTATTGCTGGCGCGTTCTACCTTGTAACTAGCGGTGGAACGATTGGAGAAATTGCCAACATTAGGTCTTGGAGTATCGACCTCACGGCAAATGAGGTTGACGTTTCCGGATTCAGCGGAAACGGATGGGCCGACAGTGTTGGCAGCCTGAAGAAGTGGACGGCTACTGTCGAGGGATCGTGGAACTATAGTGCGACCTCGGGCATGGACGATGTTTGGGACAGTTTTGGCGACTATGTCGATGTGCGATTCTACATTGACCAAGCCAATACTGCATACTTCAGCGGGACTGCGGCTGTTGTGGGGCTGACTCCGTCTACGGCGGTTGACGCCGCCGCGACGTTCTCGGCGACGCTCTCTGGCATGGGCGCTCTGACCTACAACACGGCTTAGGAGGAAACTATGGCATTCGCGCCTCCGGTCAGCGGAATCAATGGCGCTTTCTACCTTGCCGATAGCGGCGGCACTCCCGCCGAGATCGCGCATATCCGTTCCTGGTCGATTGACATTACGGCCAACGAGGTCGATGTCTCGGCGTTTAGCGGGAACGGGTGGGCAGAGAGCGTTGGAAGTTTGAAGAAGTGGACGGCGACGGTTGAGGGACAATGGAGTTACAGCGATACGTCCGGCTGCGATCTCCTGTGGACTCAATTCGGCGACGAGGTTGAAGTTAGATTCTATGTAGATGACGGCAATGCTAAGTATTTTTCGGGGAGTGCAATTGTAGTTGGGATTACTCCCTCCACTGCCGTTGATGCGGCGGCCACGTTCTCGGCAACTCTGTCGGGAGTCGGGGCGCTGTCTTACACGACGTAACCAATTCGCTGGCGGGGACAGGAATGTTTCCGCCAGCATCAACTATTCTTCCCGCGTCTCTTTCTCGCAATCCGAGAAGTAGATGACGAGGCGCACGATATGCCCTCCACGATTGTAGTCGGCATATACTGGATAGACTCCGTCTCCATAGCCTGATTCCGCGACTGTGCAATATGTAGAGCCAATCTTGAGCCAGCCTCCTCTATCTGGGCGGCTTCCGCTTTCGCGACATGCTCCATCGTATGAGAACTCATGCGTTCGTCCTGGCCCGTCGCTATATTCATGGTCAACCCACGAATCAATGTTGGCGGGATCGCAAATGATGACCTGCCCAGTGTCGACTCCGACTTCTCCGATCTGACTGCGCCTCACAATCTGTTCTGGCATTTCATCCTCCTAGATTTCTAGTCTATCACGTTTCGCATTGATCGTCAAGGCCAACTAAAGGGGGCCAAATGAGCGACCGACCTTCGATCTACCTTGCATCTCCAAACACGAACTGGCTTCATGCCGCTCTCGTTTCGCGCCTTATGCAGTGGCTCGTAACCGGGAAGGCTTCTTGGAGATTGAACTTCAAGATGGCGACTCCGCATCACAGAGTCCGCAACGCGCTCCACAAAGACTTCGTCAAGTTTGACAAGGAATTTCATTTCACACACGTCTTGTGGGTTGACTCTGACACCATCCCGCCATTGAACGGCCTAGACAAACTGCTAGAGGATGACAAGGACATTGTCTCCGGCGCGGTTACAAACTGGAAGCGGTGGGGACCGCAGCCCGTGGCCTGGTCAAGATCAGAGGGCGGCTACCTCGTTCTCCCGCCGCCGCAGTGGAACGGACTCCAGAAGGTAGACATTGGCACTCTAGCGTTCTGCCTTATGAAGGCTGACGTATTGCGGCAGATGCCTCCAGGTTGTTTCTATTGGCTTGAAACAGATGAGTGGAAGACAGACGGGAAGAGCGAAGACACCGTTTTCTTCGAGCACGCCCAGGACGCCGGATTCGAGGCATACGTTGACTTCGATGTCTGGTGCTCGCACGTCAAAGAGCTTGACATGATGGACGTTATGAAGCTGATGTCGCCAGACAGGGACGAGATCCTGAAGATGTTCCTAGAGGGCGACGACATCGAGGCCGGTGACGCAAAGTGAGAGTGCAAATCTCGACATGCGTCCACCAGGACAATCCGAAGGTGCTAGAGACGTTCCTTGAGGGCCTCGCGTGGCAAGATCGAACAGGGATTGATGTCAGTTACGCCTTTGTGCTGCACAATCCTCTCGGCTACGAAGAAGAGATGATGCGCCGCATCCTCGGCGATGTGTATACCGAGGTCTTGACGACCGAGTCCGGCCCGGCCAAGAGAGGGCGCTTTACGCACTTCTGGGGCGACAATACAGTCAGTATCGTGGCCTCGGCCAAGAACAGGCTAATCGAGAAGGCGAAGGCCGATGGCGTTGACTACATCTTCTTCTGCGATTCTGACCAAGTTCTCCAGCCGCAGACGCTACAGAGGCTCATCTCGCTAAATGAAGACATCGTTGGCGAGATCATGTGGACGAAGTGGCGTCTAAATGAAGGCGAGCGACCGAACGCCTGGGACTTCAACGAGTACGAGTTCCGGCACGGGAAAGAGGAAGTCTTGCGTTCTCCTGGCGTGTATGATGTCGGCTTCATCGGGGGCTGCCTGCTCGTCTCTCAGAAGGTATTACAGGCCGGGGTGAACTACTCGCCAATTCCAAATCTGACTTATTGGGGAGAGGACCGCCACTTCGGGGTGCGGGCTGCGGTGCATGGCTTCCAAATGAAGATCGATACAACACTGCCGCTATATCACATCTATCGCGACGACGACCTTGATGGGCTTGGGGCGTGGAAGAATAGCGTTTCTCTATGATTCGCGAATCCCGCCAGCCGATCCCCCGATAGGAAGAACTGGCGTTCTATTCTCAATCTCTACCAACTCGGCCCATCTTGTGAGGTGCCGCCAAGGGAATTTCTCTGGAGACGGCTGGGTGTGCTTCGCGAAATCGGCCTTGACGCCAAAGACTGCTAAACCACTGATATCCTTGTTCTCTGCGATCATTGCCGACTCAGCCCCATCATAAGTTTCCCAGACGCGGCTGCCAATGAAGTGGCCCAGAATCTTTCCATCCTTATTGAGGATTGGTCCGACTCCCATTTTCCCAAACCGCTGCAATGGGCCAAGCGCAGCGCGACCATCCTGAAATTTCTGCACAGACTCATAAGTGTAACACATCCTGGACATGCTTTTACTCTAGCGCGTTTCATCGAGGATGTCAAGTAGTGCCCGAAGGGGGCACGGAGGAGGATTCATTGAAGGATCTAAAGAAGTACGTAGGGAAGCCAATCACCGTAGACGAGATGGACTTCTACCCGCTCGACATGAACGACTTCGTTGAGATCGAGACGGCTACCGGAACGGACGTTACCAAAGAGATGATGAGGAATCAGAACCCTGGCGACATGTTCTCGTCCAAGCTGATTCGCGAGGTGATGTACCGCTCGATCCTCCACGGCAATGACAAGGTGACGGTGCAGGATGCGGGGCGCATCCATCTCGCGGCTCCCGACCTCGGGCGCGTACTGGCCTATGCCCTGAATGGCGTGGACACGGAGGCCGATAAGGGAAACCCTCCAAGCCAGCCCGCCCCATCCGGAGCGTAGACTGGGACTTCGCATACGCGGCGATTCGGCACTACTACCCCGCCGTAGATTTCTGGACGCTCACTTGGTCGCAACTCACGGGCCTGCTCGGCGCTACTTCGGAGATCGACCAGCGTCGCGCGGCCATTGGAATGCCATTTGACGCGATGGTAGAGGCCAAACACAGGCCGCAGGTGCCAGAGTTCTTCGACACGACGATTCCGATGAATGAGATGACGGAGATCGAGCGGCTGCTGGCAATGCACCAGATTACTCCTGCACAAGCTGCCAAGATGCACTTCAAGGAAGGCCGCGAGAAGTGGAAGAAGGAGCAGGAGGCAAAGAAGTAAAAGCGACGGGCGACCCGTGGAAGGAAGGGCCGCCCGCGCCGGAAAGGAAGTCGCGCAGGACAACCATACACCATAACGGGCAGCAAGTCAAACGCGAGGAGCGAGGATGCCCGAAGGCGCAGTTGTACCGCTGAGTATCGGAGCAGATACTACATCATTGCGATCGGCGCTGTCAGTTGTTACGCCAATGTTTACTCAACTTGGCGCGAACGCTGACCGCGCCCTTTCGTCTTTTACTCGTTTCACAACCGCAGCGGTGGGCCTCTACGCCATCAAGAAGGCATTCGACGCGACTGTTGGTGCTGCGGTGGCGTACAACCGCGAGTTGCACAATACGTGGCTGGCAACTGACGACACGGCATCAAGCCTGAATACGATGGGCAATGCCGTGCGCGCCATGCGCAAAGATTTCAACATGACCTCTCTCCAAATGCAGAAGGCCATGACGGAAATCAACCAGGCCGTTTTCTATGGCTCTGACGCCATGAAGATCCTGAAGGAATCGGCCAAGGGCGCTGCGGCGGGAATGTCTGACGTTCAGACCGTGGCCGACATGATGACAACCATCCTAAATGCTTATGGGATGGAGGCTGCAGAAACTGCGCATATTAACGATCTTCTATTCCAAACAATCAAATATGGAAAGATTACGATGTCCGAGTTGGCGAACAACTTCGGCCGTCTCGCTGGTGTCGCGGCTCCTGTAGGGGCATCCGTCGAAGAAATGACGGCGGCAATCTCTACCCTCACCCGGCAAGGAATTGAAGCGGACTGGGCGGTTACGTCTCTTCGGCAGTCTCTCATGCAGATGCTTAAGCCGGGTCCAGTTTTGGCAAAAGCATTTAAGGAAATGGGGTATGAGAGCGGGCGCGCGATGGTCCAGGCGAATGGATTCTCTGGCGCATTGAGCAAGATCGTTCAATATAGTGAAGCTAATAATATTGAACTTGAAAACTTTTTCGGGGATATGCGCTCTGTATTGTCTGTGCTTCCGCTTGCCACAACCGCAGCAAGCGATTACGCCGATGACCTCGGGAGAATGGCCGATGCTGCTGGAACGGCAAATGAAGCCTCCCAAAAAGCGATGTCCTCGTGGGGCTACCAGATTGAGAAAATGAAGGCGTCGATGAACGACGCGGCGATCACGATTGGATCGGCGCTCGTTCCGGCGTTCCAGGCATTCCTGGCGGTCATTACGACGATTCTCGGCCCTTTGTCCAAAGTCATCGGGTTCTTCGGGCAGATTGGCGGGACCGCCCTCGTGGCAGGAGTGGCGGCGATTAGCACATTGACACTTGCGCTAGTTGGATTAAGTAAGGCAATAAATGCCATAAAAGCAGTGGCAACTGGGAATTTGCTTACATCAGTTCTGCCTCAACTCGGGGCAATGCTCTATCAACTTGGCGCAAGCGCGAAGACAAAGGTTTCTTGGGGTCCTGGCGCTGAGAAATTTGGCATCTTGCGCGGAATTGGGAAATTGACCGCCGCCGGGTTAATGGCTGGAATGGGAATCCAGGGAATGATCGAACTCCCCCTGGTATTCGACGCCAAAGTTACCGGACTAGAGGCAGTATAAACCGGCTTTATGGAATCTCTTGGCCCGATTATCGCAGGAGCCATTCTCGGCGGAGTCCCGGGCGCAGCCGTCGGGGCGGCGGTCGCAGCAGCCGGAGCTCTGTATATCTATATTCAGCATTCTATTGAGAATAGTGTCACGTCTGCGACTGCGCTCAAAGCAGAGGCGCTAAAAATTGCTGGAACCATTCCTCTTCCGAAGTCCACCACCCCGAGCGTTACCGGAGCCACGGAACTCGATGCCCTCGTCGCGAAGATTGTCTCCATGTCCACAGCATTGCAAGATGCTGGACAGACTGGAGTAAACGCCGCTCGCGCAGTTATTGATTCTCTCTACGAGGTAGAACAGACCGGATTCGGAGAGTTCCGCAGAGTCCTCATAGAGGAGTTCTCCAGGATCAATGATGCATCTCAGGCGCTCGGTATCACGCTATCATCTTCTGATCTTGAGGCGCTTATCGCGAAGTGGAGCGCGACTCTTGAAGAAGGAATTCCAGGTGGATTGAGTGGAATTTCGGATTACATCAAGGGGCAACTGCCAAAGGACATTCAGGATGCAATAGGCGCTATGGGGGCGTCTGTAAAGGGCGAACTCGACGCCGAGGGATTCGCGGCGTTCATGTCCTCTCTGTCTGAGAAGGTTTCGGAATTCCTGTCCACAATCACTCGCAGCGTTGACGAAGACGACATCGCAACATCCATTGATCTGTGGAACAACTTCTTCAGTTCTCTGTCCGGGATGCAGTCCGAGGCGGAACTGAGCAAGGCCAGATCGCGCATCCAGCAATGGTTCGCGCTAATCACGAAGGGCTTCTCCGAGAAGGAGATGGCGGCCTTCGCAATGCAGTTGAGCCAGGCCGGGATGTCATTCGAGTCTGTGTCCGAGATCATGGACATGCTCGGTATTAGTTCCGCGAACCTCAAGGCGGAACTTCTTAAGCTGTGGGATGCCGCGCAGAAAACATCGGAGACCATCCCGACGACTTATGGAGAGATGGCCAGCGCCAGGAAGGAATTCTCCGACCTCTTCTACTCTTTGAGCGCAGAGGACGTATCAATCACAACTGCCAGCAAGTCTTTCGAGGAATTGACTAAGATGGCAGATGATTGGGCCAGATACGCCAAAGTGGCCAAGGATCTTGGCTGGGAATCCGCCGATGCCATTCAGGGACTCGCTGACTACATGGATGATCTCGTTGGCGAGGCGGAGGATGCCGCCAGCGCGGTAGAGAGGTTCACAAAGGCGCTTGAGAGTGTCGCCCTGGCTGCTGGCGCATCTCAACAAATCCAGGGGATATTCTCCGACTTCCAGAAGCTGTTGCAAGGCGCATCAACTCTCGGCGAGGCCGCCGACATCATGGGCGCTCTTCAGTCTGGGGAAAAAGGAAGTAGATCGTTCCTCGACTCGCTGGAAATGATCTTTGCCCCAGACAGCACGTATGCCGAAGAGAGCAAGGCGTGGGCTCGCAAAACATGGCAAGAGATCGGCGACCAATTCCCGAAACTTGGCAGCACGATTGAGGATCTGACGGCGCAGGCAAAAGACCTTGCTTCCGAGCAGAAGAAACAGGCAACTGAGGCCGCTCGCGCGGCCCAGGAAGCGGCAGAGAAGGCATACGAAGCCGATCAGGCGGCATTCAAGAATCAATTCATTCGTCCCGTTTTAGATGCGGTTGCCACCGGGGATTTCGCGGCGGCGGCGAATCAGATTGATGCCCTAACGGGGAATTTTGCTGGTCTTGTAAATCAAGGCGCGAAGTTGGGCATGTCGGCCACGGAAGTAATCGGAATGGTTACTTCTGCGCGCAGCGAACTCCTCTCGGCCATTGATGGGCTTATTCAGATCAACGGGAAGTATCCCGACATTGTTGCTGCTTTGCAGTCCGCCAGAGATCAAATCGAGAAGATGTGGGCAGAGCCAAAGACTGCCCTAGAAAAAGCCCTCGATGAATTGAACCTCAAGGGCCTCATTGAAAATCCGGCTGGTGTGGCGTCCCGATTGCGCGCTTTGGCGGAACAAGACGCGAAGGCCGTATCGGAATATGTATCGCAGCTTGTATCGGAACTGCAAAAAGAGATCGATGCACGCAAGGCTCTTGGATACGACACAACGAGTCTAGAAAGCATTCTGTATGAGTTCCAGTCAGCGATTACTGGGACTCTTTCTCCATTGGGCCGCTTTATGAACGCCCTTGACGAGTACGCCTCTGGAATCGCGGAACTGGCGGATGCCATTCTGCCAGGGCTGGGAAACGTATTCACAAGCGCCATGGATCTTGGCAAGGCCATTTCGTCCACTGGCGGATTGGCGTGGAGCAAGGGGAAGCCCGTCGCTCTTGCTGAGGGCGGAATTGCCACCTCTCCAACTTATGCCTTGATCGGGGAAGCTGGCCCCGAAGCGATTATCCCTCTCAGCGATTTGACGAATCTTTCTGGTGGTTCAATCTCTGGAGACGCTATCGGTTCGTCGATGATCTCCCCGTATACCGATGTTGCCCCATTGAGCAATCAGGCTCCGTTTACTCTTGACACATCCGCTCTCGGAGAGGGCGTAAGCGCATTTACAACGCAGATCGGGGACCTTGGAGCGCAGATTCTTCAGGCGGCGGCTGGGCTCGTCTCGGCGATTCGAGAAAGCACGATTGCGATAACTGGCAGTCTGCTTCAGACAGCAGAGAAACCTCTCGGCCTAGACTTGCCGAATACGGGAGCGGCGACAATCACGGCGGAGAATATCACCATCCCGGAAGAGAAACCCCTGGGACTCGATCTTCCTGGCCTCGAATCATCCATCGAGTATATCCCGGAGTCTGTCAATACGTTCTCTGAGATGGTGACTCAGGCGGTAAACAATCTGTCTGAGATCGCGGCGTCTTTGCGAGCCCCTATTACTTCGGTTGCCGAATCTGCCAGCGCCATGGCGCAGATTCCAGAGATCCCGACATTCGATAGTGGCGCGGATGCGGTTGACCAGTTTACTCCAGACACTGTAGCGCAGGCGCTGGCTAAAGCGCTAACCGCGTCGAGCATTACCCCTGGGGCTACCGCAGCGAGTTCTGGGCTCCCTGGCCTTATTGATTCCGTTGTAAAGTTGGGGCCAGTATTCAATTCCGCGATATCGTTCATCGTCTCTGCTGGGAAGATGATCTACAACTTCATCAAGGATTTCCTAGAAAAGCGCCTCGCAAAATTGCAAGAGATGTTGCAGATTTACACAGAGAAATTGGGCGGCATCCTCGATAAGTTGGCTGGGTCATTCTCCGGCTTGCTCGGAACATTGGGTTCTGTATTGTCTCAGGCCATCGCCATGACCTACCTTGAGGGAAACGATCTCATCAAGGCTGGAATTGATCTGGTGACAACGGCGCTCTTCGGATTCGCAGATGCCGTGACTGGAACAATACAGCAGATGACATCGTACCAGCAAGCGCAGAGTGCGTGGGGAGAATTGATGCAGTCTGTGCGCGATATCTTTGGTCAGTTCCTCTGGCCGATTGTCGCGGCTGCGAAATGGCTGAAGAAGTTCCTCGGTGTCGTTGAAGAGACTACGAATACGATGAACAGCCTGAATATCCCCGAGGGATACAAGGTTGCTCTCGCCGAATGGAAGGCAGCAACGCCGGGCGTTCCTGGCGCATTGAAAGACGAGGGATCTCAGATTCCTGAATGGGCGGAGCCGTTCGGGGCGTCACTGGCAGCGTCCATTATGGCGATTCTGGAGAATCTTGGGATCGCCGAATGGGGAAACAACATTGCGGGAATCGCGAGTTGGGGCGACCTGGTTACCGCCATCGCGGATGGTTCCGTTACTGTCCCCATGTTGCAGGAGATCATTCAGGGAGGAACCTGGGGTGGCTGGCTTGACTCCATCAAGAACTCGGCCATTGATCTGTGGAACTGGATAACTGGGCAACTCCCGGCGATTATCGAATCCGTAACGGCGTCTCTGCGCATCGTACAAAAGTTCCTGTCAGACAATGGGATCACACTCGAAGGGATTATTGGTTGGATCAAAAACGGAATAACCTGGCTCATCGCGAATCTGCCATCCATAGTGCAGAATGTTGTTACATTTGTTGGCAATGTATGGAATGCCCTGGTTGCGGTATACAACTGGGCCGTCGCCAATCTTCCGACCTGGAATGATATAAATGGCGCAATCAACAGCTTCATAACGGCTCTCGGAGACATTCCTACCGCCAATGAACTGTCAACAGAGATCGGCAGGATAACAAATGCCCTGTCGTCTTTGGCGAAGATTCTTACTTATGCAATGATCGGAGTTGGGGCGACGCTTGTTGGGGCTATCATCGGAGGGGCTGGGCTATTCTCTCCAGCGGCACTGTTCGGGGCGCTGGCCGGGGCAGAACTCGGATTGCTTACTGGAAGGATTCTGGATCTCGTCGGGGCTTTCGATTCTGGTGGGTTCACAACTTCTGAGGGCCTGGCCTACGTCCACAAGAATGAGTACATCATCCCAGTTGCTAAAGCGAATTCTCTTGCGATGGCTGGAGTAGGCGGGAACGGGAATATGACATTCCGCCTTGAGGTTGACCGCAAGGTGCTCGGACAGGTCATTATCCAAAATGGGCGCGATGGGCTTACAAGATCAACGGGCAGCAGCATGGGCAGGGCGTGGAAATGAGAGTCGTAACGAATGCCACAAATAAGACTGCCGTCACGCCTAAGTTCGAGGTGCAAGACGAGGCCGGATCTTGGCAGGACATCACCTCGCGTTGTTTCGAGTTCTCGGGCAGCGACGACCTGGAATCCGACAGCAACTCGATCACCGTCAAGATCCGCAACTCGTACAGCAAGCATGTAGAGGGGACAAACAACTCCCTCGATCCTCTCGATACCAACTCTAGCTACTACGTCGATAGTGCTCCGCTGTTGGGCCGCTACCATGCGTGCCGCCTAAGCCTTTCAAAGAATAGCGGGCTGGCATACACGCAAGTCTTCGTCGGCTACATCGGGCCGGGATCTGTCTCCGTCACGACTGATGTTACAGAGGACGACATCATTACAGTGTCTCCGGTTGACATTTCCCAGCCCTACAAAGAGGACTTCTGGTATGATCCGTTGATTTACAGGGATGCGGACGCGGTCGCCATTATGACGCAGATGTTCGCGGATCGCGGCTTCAATCAGGCAGTAGTCGAACTCGACGCGCCGGGATACCACATCGAGGAAATCAGCACGGGCGAGACGAGCCTGTGGGATGCTCAGAAGTCCCTCGTTGAGCCAACCGGGTACGTCTATCGTATCCGATGGGATACAGGGTCCTCTTCCTTCAAGCCTTGCGTCTACGATCCGGAGAGGACGAAGACTACTCCTGATGCCACGTTCACAGGCGACTTTCGTTCGCGCTCGATCGATGTCAACGAGAGCGACATTAGGACGAAGGTTGTTGTCATCTATCGAGACAGAAACAGTGGCGCGACGAGTTATGCCGAATCGGAGAACGAGGCCAGCCGACTGAAGTACGGTTTGCCAGATGGAAACAGTGGCCGAAAGCACAAGACGCTCTGGTACGCCTCTCTCGGTTCGGGAAACCGCTACTCGATGATTGACACGGCAGGAGAAGCAAAGACCCTGGCCAATAACATCCAGTCCGACCTCAATGCCCCGTCTCCTGATGTAGAAATTGCGCTGCCATACTGCCATCCGGGAATTGAAATGCACGACCTGTTGGCCTTCGTCGGCAATGACTACACGGTGAATGTTGGGGTTACGGGCATCGATTGGTCGATCTCGACCGACAATCCTGTTGGAGAAACGAGGATCACGGGCACCGCAGAGAGGATCATCGGCCAGTTCCGTCTGTGGCTTGAGCGGGATGCCAACTCCCCAGAAATGAGGATGGAGGCCGACATTGCGCTCATGCAGGGCGATGGCCTGCGCCCTCCGCAGCCAACGATCACGAGGAATGAGAGTTACTGGGGCTTTGACTCGACCACGGGGACGGATACACCAATTGTCGTCTTCGAATGTACCCCGGCCCGGGTTTGGGACTTCCGCGACTATCTGTGGACGTATTGGATTGCGGGCGAGGCGGAGCCTGCTCAAATCGCTACTGAGGAGCCGCGACTTGTCCTGAAAGGGATGCCGGTTGGCGCAGAAATCCAGGTCTACGTCGAAGTGCGAGACTGGAGTACCGTAGGAGGATAGGGTGGCAAAGACTGACACCACAATGATTGCGAGCACAACCGTCCTGGCTAATGAAACCACGATGGCTAACTTTAGCACGGGAACGCAACTCAACCTCGTGCGGGCAACTCAGTGCGTCTTGAAGCTGACGGCGACATTCAGCGCGACGACGGATGATGGGTTAATCATCTATCTTTATCCAAGTGCCGATAATGTGACGTATGATGATAAATATTGGTATCGTTGGACGATCCCGCACTGCATTCAGGTTGGATACGACGCCGGGCAAACGGAGTTCTGTATTGGGGAAACCATCACCGCCACTTCGGGAGGGACCGGAACGGTAATTGGATGGACCGTTACGGGCGGGTCGTGGACTGGGAATGACGCCGCCGGAGTTCTGTATCTTGAGTCTCCGTCTGGAACGCTCGCCAATAACGACACCCTAACTGGCGGAATCTCTGGCCTGGCAACTCAGGATGGGTCCGCTGCCGCCCACACTATCCAGCGACATTCTACTCCAATTAGTTCCGCTCCTCTCTACATGAAAGCCATGATCGCGAATAATGGCAGCCAAAGCGCGACATCTGTTTCTCTAACCGGGACGGTGTGGAGCCTGTAGTATGCCGAATCGTGCCGATCTGCACTCTTATAACCAGTACACGACCGATCTGAGCAAGAAGGGAGTTAGTCTCCCCTCGGATACGGCAGTCGTTACTGTCGTTGGGGATGATCTCGCGCCAGGGCCAGTCGAATCTCTTTCTGCTCACGCTGCTCCGAACGGCATCAGGCTTGAGTGGATCAACCCATCAACAAATGCAGACGGGACCACCTGCAACGACATGCGGTGGGCAAAGATTTACTACTACTCCACCACGGGAGTATCTACAACAGTCAATGATGGACACTATATCATTGCTGGTCGCGCCGGAAACAATCAGGTATTTCTTGATTCTAACCTTGCGGTTGGGGTAACTAGATACTATACGGTTACCGCAATGGATGGGAACTCCAACGAGAGCGCGATAGCCTCCGAAGTACACGCAGCCGCAGGAGCAATCGAGCAGGACACAGATATTCCTGATGATGCAACCGGACTAATCTTTGACGACTCCTTCGGCACTCAGGGAATCGTAACCGGAGACGGGATGCTCGGAGTTGTCTTTCTGCAACCGTCTGTCGCGTGGAGGAACTTCGATCACTACCGTTTGTGGTATGCGGTAGATTCTGGGGCCGGATTCGGTGCATGGACAGAAATCGAAGGCGTATCGCGCAACGGGTACGTTTTCAAGGGGCTGACCCCCGCGTATTACTATCGATTCAAGGCGACTGTTGTCTCGACGGACGGTGTCGAAAGCACAACGCCAGACAAAGCCAAGACAGACGATACCGGCTACCAGCCAAACTCATCTGACAACTCTTTGCTGGTCGCGGTTTTGGTTCTGGCTGAAAACATTGTTGCCACAAACGAGGTGCGCGGCGACCACTTCTGCGCTACGAGTTACCTCTCGATCAACAGTTCAACATTCGGGAGCAAGGGCATCCAGCTTCAGTACAACTCTGGCACTCCACGCTTCTACGCTGGCGATGGGGCGAACGCTTTTATCAAGCACGATGGCACGAAACTGACGTGGAAAGCCACCAATACTCAACTCGACGCGAGCGGCAACCTTATCGCAGCCTCGGCCACGCTGTCCGGGGCGATTACAGCTACCTCTGGATCGATTGGGGGGTTTACTATCGGCGCGGCGGCGCTGACTGCCGGGGCTGGCGGGACGGCGGTCGGAATTGCGCCAGCGACTTACCCATTCTACGCCGGGAATGCAACGGCGGCGAGCGCTCCATACCGTGTTTCCAGCGCGGGGGCATTGGTGGCGACAAGCGCGACCATTACTGGTGCAATTACGGCCACATCGGGCACTATCGGCGGCTTTACTATTGGCGCAACGTCTTTGACTGCTGGATCTGCCGGAACCGCAGTCGGGATTGCGCCAGCCACTTACCCATTCTACGCCGGAAATGCGACCCCGGCATCCGCGCCATTCAAAGTCACTAGCGCGGGAGTGCTGTATGCCTCGGGCGCGGTAATCTCTGGGTCTATCGCGTGCGGATCTGGAAGTTCATATTACGGCCTCGGGGCAATGGCGCTTGAGGACGACGTTGGGGCGGCGAACTGCAACACAACGATCATCTCTGGCGGGAAGATCATCACGGGGTTGCTCACGGCATCGAACATTCAAACCGGAACGCTCAATGCCAGCCTGGTAACGGTAACGAATCTTAATGCGACAAATATTACGACGGGAACTATCTCGGCGGATCGCATAGCGGCTGGCTCTATCGCAGCAACCAAATTGAGCGTATCACAACTGTCTGCCATTACGGCAAATCTTGGGGCGGTTACTGCTGGATCTATGACTTCCGTCGCCATCAGAACGGCATCATCTGGGGCTCGGGCCAGTTTGAATTCCACCGTTGGGTGGTCCGGGGCGAGCCACGCTCTCAGTATTTATGATGCGTCGATAGAGCGGATTCGTGTTGAGCAATTAGGAATTATGGGGTGGGATGGTTCTGGGAACAACACTTTCTGGATCGGAAACGCATCTGCTGGATCATATGGACAATGTTATATTAGACAGTCTAATTCATCGTATGCCAAACCAGTTCTATATCTTCAACAGGACGATGCTGATACTCCATACATCACATTCCAAGGAGCAAGCGCGCTTACTCCTCCTGGTTCTTTTGCAACATGCGTAGGATCTATAAAGATGGTAATAAATGGTTTTGTATGTAAGGTTCCATACTGGACGGCATAGGGGGCAAAATGCAATTTGAATACTCTCTAGCAGAGAAAGTCGCTATACGAACTCTCGTACAGCAAAAAGACGACGCGCAGCAGCGCATTGACGCGATTCTGGCAACCGTGCTCGAAAGAATCCCCGTTCCCAAAGACAAGATTCTATCAAGCGGCGGGCTTGAGTGGGGCCTCGAATCGGTAACAGGCGACGATGCCAAGGTTTTCATTCCAAAGCCCGCCGAAAAGAAAAAGCACAAGTAGGAGTCTATGGCCATCCTATTCGAGAGTCCATTCAGGATTGACGATCTCCGCCTCTCAACGGCGGGGAAGCTCACCATTAGTTCCGGCAAGATCCTTATTGATGGCGGGCACGCCTATCGCGTTGAGACAGAGGCTGCCGCTGCGTCAGACGATCTGGCTCAAATCCTGGGTGGAGAAGACGGGATGGTCTGCATCCTGTGCGCATACGACACGGCGCATACCATCGTCATCAAACACGACGACACGGCGGGAGAAGGGAAGATTGTTACCCCTAACGGGTCGGACTACTCTCTCGATGACGACAACAAGGTTTACCTTCTAGCCTATTTCGATTACGACAAGCATTGGCACATGCTGGCTGGCCCTCCGGGGCCGAGCGGGCCTACGGGGCCTGGCGGCGGAGCAACGGGGCCTTCCGGTCCAACTGGTCCGTCCGGTCCGAGTGGCCCGAGCGGCGCAGCGTCAACGGTTTCAGGTCCATCTGGACCCTCGGGGCCTTCTGGCCCGAGCGGCGCGGCGTCTACAGTTTCTGGTCCCACTGGTCCCTCTGGGCCGAGCGGTCCTTCTGGTGCGGCCTCAACAGTTTCAGGCCCTAGTGGGCCGAGCGGACCGTCAGGTCCGAGCGGTCCAAGCGGAGCAGCATCTACTGTTTCAGGTCCATCTGGTCCGTCCGGTCCTAGTGGTCCATCCGGTCCCGCTTCGACAGTATCTGGGCCTTCCGGCCCGAGCGGCCCGAGTGGTCCCAGCGGACCGAGCGGCGCTGCGTCTACCGTATCCGGCCCAAGCGGACCATCGGGGCCATCGGGACCATCAGGACCAGCATCAACTGTTTCTGGTCCTACTGGGCCTTCTGGCCCGAGTGGCGCTCCGGGTACAGACGCCACCGCCTCTGGATACTATACGACAACCTTTGTCGGAGTTGCGTCCGTAACGGTCACGCACAACATTGGTCAATATCCAAATGTAACCGTTATCAATACATCTAATGCTGAGGTTGGATGCAACGTATCCCACACATCGGTCAATGAGTGCGTTTTGACGTTTGCGGACGCCACCTCTGGTCGCGTTTTTTGCTCTGCTGGCGGAATGGGGGTATCGGGGCCGAGCGGGCCGAGTGGCCCCAGCGGCCCTAGCGGGCCTTCTGGCGCGGCAGGTGCGGCATCTACAGTCTCTGGGCCGACGGGGCCTTCTGGGCCGAGCGGTCCTTCTGGGCCTGATGGAGATGCCTCTACTGTATCTGGGCCTACGGGTCCATCCGGGGCCAGCGGGGCTACGGGACCTAGCGGACCGAGCGGCTCGGCATCCACAGTTTCTGGGCCTACTGGTCCCTCGGGGCCAAGTGGGCCGAGCGGCCCAAGTGGCCCCAGCGGTCCAAGCGGCGCGACGGTTCTCAATAGGGACGTTACCGCAACAACAGTAACCGGAACGGTTGCTGAAACAACGATATATACATATACAGTTCCGGGTGGGACTCTGAGCACGAACAAGATGTTGCGCCTTACGATGTTGGCGAATGGCTCTTGTGGAGCAACGGCCGCAGCCGCGTTCGTGCGCGCGAAATATGGGTCAACAACATTATGCACAATGTCTTTGGGAATGATTTCATCCAATACATATGCCGTCAGATTTATATTCGAACTCTCTGCATTAAATTCGTCTTCTGCACAATGCGGAATGGGATCTTTGTCGCGCGGAGAAGCAGGAAGCGACGATGGTTCTGCCGGGACGACAGATGCGGCGCGCTCAATATGTTACGGAACATCATCTGAGGTATCTTCCAATGATCTTGCAATTACTGTGACTATAGATCCTGGCTCAACAGCCCAATCTTTCTCGTGCAATATCGTTCAACTAGAACTCGTCTAAGGAGACAGCAATGGCCGTAAAAGACATCAATACCGACCTTCGGCTCAAGGGGAGATTCCTTTTGGACTCTCCCTCCGAGTTGACCATTGCTACTGGCGTAATAACGATTACCCAGGCATACCACAGCGTCGATACAGAGAGCGATGATGCGACCGACGACCTTGTAACGATCAGCGGCGGAGGCGCGGGCGACATTCTGTATCTCTGCGCCGCGCATACCGATCGTACCGTTGTCTTGAAGCACGGGTCGGGGAATATCCTAACGGCTGACGGAACAGACTACTCCTTGGACGATACGAACAAAGTTGTCTCGCTGATTCACGACGGAACAAACTGGCATCTTTCTGGCTCTGCTGGTGGCGGGGCGACGGGGCCTTCCGGCCCTAGCGGGCCAAGTGGCCCTAGCGGTCCCGCATCAACGGTATCTGGGCCGTCGGGGCCTTCGGGACCAAGTGGCCCATCTGGTCCTGCGTCTACGGTTTCCGGACCTTCGGGACCGAGTGGTCCTTCCGGTCCATCTGGACCTGCATCCACAGTTTCTGGCCCGAGCGGCCCCAGTGGCCCCTCGGGTCCGAGCGGGCCATCCGGCCCGGCATCAACTGTTTCAGGTCCATCCGGCCCATCTGGTCCTTCCGGGCCGAGCGGTCCTGCATCTACTGTATCCGGACCAAGTGGCCCTTCGGGACCAAGCGGGCCGTCAGGGCCAAGTGGCCCTGCGTCCACCGTATCGGGTCCGAGTGGTCCATCCGGCCCTTCTGGGCCTAGCGGCCCCGCCTCAACCGTATCGGGTCCGAGCGGGCCGAGCGGTCCATCCGGACCAGCATCAACGGTTTCTGGGCCAACGGGGCCTAGTGGACCTTCTGGTCCAGAGGGAGACGCCTCTACGGTTTCTGGCCCCACGGGTCCATCTGGTCCAAGCGGGCCTGCATCTACTGTTTCTGGACCAAGCGGACCAAGTGGCCCCAGCGGGCCTAGTGGACCATCTGGAGTTACAGGCCCCAGCGGGCCATCTGGTCCCGGAGGAGCAACCGGGCCATCAGGGCCGAGCGGACCTGCGTCTACAGTTGCTGGACCAACTGGCCCTTCTGGCCCGAGTGGGCCGTCTGGCCCGGCCTCAACAGTTTCTGGACCATCAGGCCCGACTGGGCCTTCCGGTCCAGAAGTAGCGAGTAATCTGGCTTATGGCCGCAGGTGGTTCCTGCAAAGCCCGTATACTGTTCAAGACCACACGTACAAGGGCCAACTGCACGCGCACTCAAACGGGAGCGACGGAACAGACACTCCGGCGAACCTGGCCGACTCCTACCATACGGCCGGGTATGACTTCCTGTGCATCACAGATCACAATGTTCTCACCGCAGATCCAGAACACTCTGGCTTGCTTTGCATCCCCAGCGTAGAAGAATCGGGGGCACTGACTGGAGAACAGAAGTGGCTTGGGCACATCTTAAACATCGGAGCAACGGCCCAGAGCACAGCACTGACGTATCAATCTCTCATCAACGCCATCGTAGATGACGGGGCTGTTGCGGGATTCGCGCACCCTAACTACTCCGGGTCCGAGTGGCGCACAGACACGCTAAAACAGGCGCAGCGAGCCAGCCTCATTGAGATTCGCAACTCCATCACATCCGAGGACGGAGAGGCGAAGTGGAGATCTCTTCTTGATGCCGGGATTCCTATCTGGGCCATCACTGTTGACGACTGTCACAATGATGCCGGCGCGAACTTCGATGACTGGCTGGTCATCGTGAACGCAGATAGTTGCTCTGCGGCAAATGTGAAGCTTGCGTTGCGCGATGGGAACTTCTACTGCTCGGAAGGCCCGGCGGCAACATGCCCGACTCTGTCGGTGTCTGTTTCTGGGAACGTCATCACAGCAACTGCGGGAGCCGCATCGACCATCGCGTTCTACGGAGATCGCGGGGCGCTCCTACAAACGACAGCCAGCGAGACGACAGAAGATTACACTGCGGTCGGAGATGAGAGGTACATCTACGTCAAGACAACTCGCGATTCTGACAGCAAGCTCGCGTGGTCGCAGCCTGTGTTTGTCGTTCAGCTCGGCTCTATTGACACCCGCCCCACGAATAATGGACTCTGCGTAGCTTACGTGGGTACAGAGCAAGTGGACATGATCGGGGGAGGCGATCCACATCGTCTAGAACTTGATACCGTAGTGATCGACCAGGGATCAAACTTCGTCACGGGAGACGCCTATGGGGCCTCGGGGGCCTACCGCCAATCGGACGCAGATTCAGACTCGACCCACATTCAGGATGACGACGCGGCCTTTGTGAAGTCAAAGATGCTTGGTGCCTTGGTCAAGTGGGCATCTACCTCTAACGGAGTCACGAATGCCGGCACTGGATATGTGTCGAACGCAGACACAGATACCCTTACGATTGCCAAGAACACCGGTGCCGACTTCGCAGCCAACTACTACTACTGGATCAAATATGCCCACTATGTTGTCCCGGGGTCTGTGATCTACGACGTGACGGCAGTCGCCGCGTTCAGCGGCGCGGTGATCGAGGCGGGGAAGGACTATTTGGTTGTGCTGTATCAGAACGGGGTGGGCCTCTACAACTCACAATGGACGACTCACTCAGCGGCCTTGAATCTTCGGGCGCAATTTGCTTCGAGATTTGCATTCACGGCGGGGGATATCCTAATCATCGGCGCGGCGACGACGGGGACGACCCTAACGCATCACCTGCTGTCTGGAACCGGGAATTGCCGATTCGACATCAAGCTGGAGTACGAATATTAATACAGGCTTCAAGGGGGCAAATGAAATTCTCTGTACGATCTTCGTTGATCTTGCCGAGTTGGTTCGAGGATAAAGTTCATGCCGCGCTCGACCTTTATACTCGCGGAGAAGATACTACAAACTCACCGTTGATCGAGTGGAGCCGCGAATGCAAAACAGTGCATTCTAGTTGTTCCAATGTGGAAGATTACGAATCCGCCATACAGAAACGGCAGAAAGATGTGTTTGGACTCTATGAGTCTATCAAGAAAAACGGGTACAACGAGTCCGAATTTCTTGGTTTCTGGGACGAAGATGGATTCCTCCATATCTATGACGGGCACCATCGCCTCAGCATCTTGAGGTATCTCGGCTTAGACGTTGACGTGAATGTGGAAGATGAGTGGGCTGGCCTCGGTCCTGACGCCTACAGCCCATCCGAGAGTGCCGGATTCCCATTGAGGGATCGTCTGCGTCTCGAATCTGGTAGAGTAAGAGTTTACCAGCCGATTGACGATCCAAGGGTGAGTGACATCCCCATTGAGCGCCAGGATTCCGAGGCGCGTCTCGCGTGGATCAAAGAAAGACTCGCGCCGGGATCTGTTCTTGACATCGGGTGCTCGGAGGGATTCTTCTCGCGCGCATTTCTCAAAGACGGTCGGCGCGTTGTGTCTGTTGACATTGACAAGAACCTCGTCGCCGTCTCGCGCTATCTATCAACACGAGAGAACCTGGCTGGAGACTTCCGCGTCGGAAAATGGCAAGACAATATCGCGGACGGGTTCGACAACATCATCTATCTTTCAGTCCTGCACAATGAAGTCAATGCTGTTGGAGAACATGCGGCATTCGAGGGCCTGAAACTGCTGCGCGGAAAATGCAAGCGGCTATTTGTCGAGATCCCCAGCGTCCAAATGCAACCCGACTGGGCTGGAGTATTCTCCCCCGGCAAGGTCATCCCGCGACTTGAGAGTTTGCTAGAGATGAAGGTTGTGGATACAATGGACGGCTGGAGGCCGATCTATATGTTCGCAGCCGACGAGCAAACTCACGTTATTAATAACCTCTTTGGCAAGTTCGCGCTATCTCTTCCTGACAATGACGGATTCATTACGAGAGAACTCAAGCGCGACGGAGTCTGGGAAGAAAACACGACGCGGTACATTCGGGAGCATTTGAAGCCCGGCCAGACATTCGTTGACGTTGGCGCTCACGCCGGATACTACACCCTGCTCGCCGCCGATCTAGTCGGGCCTTCCGGGCAAGTCATCGCCTTTGAACCCGCCGCCGACAACCGCGAATTCTTGGAGAATAACATCACGGCGAATGGAGAGATCGGGAAGAAGATCATCGTCTATCCCTTTGCTCTCTCTGACGCGCAAGAGAAAACAGTTCTGCACCGCAACCAAGACGCAGGCGGGCACAGTCTTATAGGGCGCGGAGATGGGGAGAGCGTTCTTTCTACTCGCATGGATTCCGCGCTGGATTGCATCCCCGACATGGTGAAGATTGACGTTGAGGGCGCGGAGATGAGGGTCCTCGCAGGGATGAAGAACATCCTTTCGACGGAGCGCCCCCTGACGATCATCGCAGAGGACTGGGGCGATAAGCAGGGCGTCTCGGACTTCCTTGGTCGAGAGCACGGATTCAGGGAGGTTGCCAAGTTCCGATCCGACGGCACGGTTATCCTCGTCAAGAATCAAGAGGCGAAGCGTATCAAGGAGCGACTCGTTTGCCACCTAATCGGGAACATTGATATCCCGACAGTAAAGGGTGGGTGCGACGCCTTCGCGACCAAGGCGGCATACTTCGGGCGCATCCTGAAGAAGATGGGCCACAAGGTTTACTTCTACGGCGTTGAGGGCTCAGAAGTTCCTTGCGACGAGTTTATACAATGTATATCCGCAGCGGAGCTTGAGGCCGCTTACGGGAAAGAGTGGCGTTCCGGCTACAAGATGAAGCAGTTCGATGCTCTGCATAATCGGTTCATCGACACGGCGGTTGAAGAGGTCAGGAAGCGAAGAGTAGCGGCTGATCTTCTACTTCTATCTGGCGGGACGAATCATGCGCCCATCGCGTCGAGATGCGGAGTGCCCCTGGCGATTGAGATTGGCATAGGGTACGTTGGCAGCTTCGCGCCCTATCGTATCTTCGAGTCTCATGCGTGGCGACATTGGACATACGGGAAGCAGGGCCTGGATGATGGGCGATTCAGCGACTGCGTCATTCCGCCATTCTTCGATCCGGAGGATTTCGAGTATCGCGACGAGAAGAGCGACTACTATCTGTACATTGGCCGTGTAGTGCCGCGCAAGGGCGTCCAGATCGCCATTGATACCGTGAAGGCCATCGGGGGGAAGCTCAAGGTGGCGGGGCCGCGATTCGAGTACATCGATCTAAGCGACCCATGCGTAGAGTATGTTGGTATCGCGGGGCCGGAGGAAAAGCGCGAACTGTTGGCGGGAGCAAAAGCAGTCTTTGTCCCGACGCAGTATCTTGAGCCATTCGGCTATGTCATCATCGAGGCGGCGCTGTCGGGCACCCCAGTCATCACAACCGACTTCGGGGCCTTCCCCGACAACGTGAAGCATGGCGAGACGGGATATCGCTGTAGGACTTTCGAGCAATTCATATGGGCCGCGAAGAACTGCGGCGAGATCAAGCCGTGGAACTGTCGCGCCTGGGGAGCGAAACACAGCCTGGATGCGGCAATCCCGCGATACGAAGAGTATTTCGAGCAGCTAATGAATCTACACGGGAGGGGATGGTACGCCTTGAACCCAGAGCGCGACCATGCCCCGATCTTGTAGTTTGAACATCGAATGTTGAAACTGTAAGGGGGTGAACATGAATTTTAGCGATTTCCTCAAGGTAATCGAGATCGTCTCGAAGCTGGTCCCGTTTGTTCGCCAGTTGATCGAGCAGGTTGAGGTGCCGGGACACGGGCCAGAGAAGAAACAGGCCGTCCTCGATGCTGTGACTGGCATTATGAACAACATGGGGCTGACAATTTCGGAAGGCGTAAAGACTGGCGTTCTCAAGGTCATCAGTCTCCTAATCGACATTATCGTTGGCGTTTTGAACCTTCTGGGCCACAATTGGGATGAGCAAAGGCAGCCATAGGCTGCAATCCTCCTCGCGTACACAGGCGGCTCCTCCATGGGGCCGCCTTTCTCTCTCTTGACATCGAGGGCGAGATGTGGTAGGGTAGAGATGCGCGGCTGGAGACGCAATTCGGGATCTTCCCGTGTGAGACTTGCCCGCGCAGGGCACATGCTCCCATATCTCCAGCGCGCACTTGACATGAGCGAAAAGGAAACGTATACTCAAGACATGGAGGAGGTGGAGATGAAGGCGGCGAGCGTTGAGTGGAAAGTGAGCCGGAATAACAAGTCATTTATCGGCATCCCAAAGCCGTCTTCTGACGCCGAATTAGAGATCCTGTCGGAACTATACTTCGGAGCGCCTCTTCATCTGCGCTCGTTGTCTGCCTATGAATCCTCGGCGAGCTATGAAGTGTCGGAGCTATATGATTCATACCATGGTTCTGGTTGGCAATTTGGTAAAGGAGACATAAGGGGATACGATCATAGCGCCAAGTTCTGGCGACATGTTGTTGGGGAGCTATCTTGTGGAGGAATTGCAGGAAGGTCGTATGGCCAAACTCACGTACAATCCCACAGGGACTACATGAGGCTGAAAATATGGGTAGATAGTAGGCGGCGGAAGGATTCTGGCCGAATTCGGAAACCGTTTTCGAGGTTAGCCGATCATCTACGGGATCGGAGAGAAAAGAGTGATTCGCGGTAACTCTTTGCTTTCGTTTGGCCGGGCGGATGGCGCAAGCGGAGCTTCTAAGATGGGGAATGTGGAGATGGAGCGAACGCTAGAAGCACTCAAGGAGCAAGATGCGCGAATGCTCAAGCGGCTGGAAGAGATGTGGGGGGAATTTGTCCGCATCGAGCGCGCAATGTGAAGATGCCTTGCTCCACGAGGCCAGCTTTCCTCCTTACGGGGGCCGCCTCCGGGCGGTCCCCGTCTCCTTTTGAGTAAAAGAACTCGGCGTGGTGAGTAAAAGGGGGCATGGCGATAAATGCCAAACCGGATCATCAAAGAATCCATTTCAACCAGCGCCAACCTGAATCGTTTGTCATTGGGGGCGGAGGTCATGTTCTATCGGCTTATTACCCAGGCCGACGATTACGGCAGATTCGATGCTCGCCCTCCGATAATCCGAGGACGGTGCTTTCCGCTAAGAGATGAAGTTACAAACGACCAGGTATCGGCATGGTTGAACGAAATGGTGGAGGCAGGGCTTGCAAAATGCTATGAGGCGTCTGGGGTGAGGTACGGGATGTTCGTGTCATGGGAGTCACACCAGAGGATTAGGACCAAGAGGTCTAAGTTCCCAGACCCTAATGGAAATGGCTGCGGCAACTCGCCGCAACTTGCCGCAATCGGCGGCCTGAATCCAATCCAATCCGAATCCAATCCGAATCCGAATCCAATCCAACATTTGGTCGAGACGCCGACCGCCCAAAAAGAGGCCAAGAAACAGAAGAGAGCTGGGAAGTCTTTCCCTGCCGAGGATTACAAACGAATTACGGAGGCGTATAAGTCTCTCAAGGGGGTTGAGCCACAGGGCGACGAGTGGAGTCCGATCCAACAAACCGTGAAGTCGATGTTCATTGACGGAAGAACTCCAGATCAGATTGTTGGATTCATGGAGGCTCTGAGTAGCAGCAAACTTGAGTGGGCGCAGAATTGGACGATGAAGACAGTGCGGATGAAGTTGCCAGAGTGGATAGCTGGGAAGCTAGTGTTGGTTGAGAATTATACTCGCGGGCATCCGAAGCGCCTCGCCAACCAGCAAACTGGGCGCGAGGATGGATATTACGACAAACTGGTGGAGACATGATTCGCGGATCTCTCATCGGTAGCCGATTCGACAACGCGACATTCGACAACTACCGCGTCACTCCGGAGAATCAGAAGGCATACGACGCCTGCAAGGACGTGCGAGATGGCAAGTCGCTCGGGATTGTCCTGACGGGAAAGGCCGGTGTCGGGAAGACGCACCTCCTTGTAGCTCTGGCAAGGGAATTTGGAAGGCCGAGAGAGGTCAAGCAAGAGGAAGAGATGCGTGTCCCGAGCATGAAGGAACTCATCGCCATGGCGGAGGATGCTCCTGTAGACAACTCCCCGGTGTTCCTAGACTCATCGGAAATGGCGCGCGAGGCCAAGGTGGAGTGGTGGCCGGTGGCGGATCTGGTTCGAGAGCTACGAAACGCAGTCAAGACGGGGGAATCAGACGTTTCAGAACGATGCAGGACGTGTGATCTTCTTATTATTGACGACTTTGGCCAAGAGAGGAACACAGAATTCACAACGGAGGAGCTGGACGCGATTTGGGACTGGAGATACCGCGACCAGAAGGCGATTGCTATAAGCACGGGCTTGACTATTGACGAGATTCGTGCTAAGTATGGTGACAGAGGAATCAGCCGCTGGTCGCAGCAGTGTCGGATTGTATCGGTAGGCGGGGCGGACCAGAGGGCGAGGAGGGAATGATGTGGTGGTGGCTCTGGTGCCCGATCGTGGTGTATATCTTCGGGGCGGCAATGATGGTCCGATATTTGGAGAACAAGGCCGAGGGACTTGCCCTTATTTTCCCGCTATGGATTGCGTGGCCTATTTCGGCAATTTGCATTGCTGGGTGGAAAGTTTGCGGGATGCTGCTGGAGAAAGATGATTAATCTTCTGTACGAAGGCGTGGATAAGCAACTGAAGGGGAAGGATGAGAGAATGGCTCTCCTGGAGAGGCTGCTGATAGAGGCTCGGCAGGATCTACAAGCGTACCACGACAGGAATGATAACCGATCCGTGTTGACAGAGAGGATTCTTGGAAGAATCGACTCCGCCATGAAGGAGGAGAAGTGACAAGTGGAGAACTCGGCAAGGGATATCTGCGGGGTATAGGCGGCGCTTTGTCGAGTGGCGCGCCATCAATCGCATGGGAGCAGGAAATAGAACGCGAGGGGCATACCGGGCGCTGCATCAACTGCGAATATCGCGGGAAGCTCCACGCAGAAAAGTGCCAACTCGGAGTCTCCGTAGACGGGCTGCACCCGCGAGAGACGTTTGGCTGTGTATTTTGGGAGCATGATGAATAGCGTCTACATCGTAATCGACATCTCCAAAAGTGCGGGAAATGCCATCCTCGCGGTATTCGGAGATCATAAAGATGCCGTCCTGTATGCCGATTGCTTTGGAGACAACACGATCGTTCAACAATGGGTAATCGACGGGGTGACGAAATGCCATCTGGAAGTGTAAAGTTCCCGCGCAGTTTCACGATCAGGAAGAGGATTGAAATTGTTACCAGCATGTATCCGAATGACTGGTTTTCTATTGGCGCTCTATCTGAATTGTGTGGAACAAAGCGCCAAAATATCACTAATGAGATATGGAGAATCAGCCCATCTTTGTGGGAGAAAGAGGATGGAGGAGATCCTGTTTTCAGATTTGATTTCAGCTATCCGGTGATTACATGACTTGGATCGTAGCCCCCAGCGGGAAGAAGAAATCTCTGCCAGTCGGAAGTGTTTCCGTGATGAAAGGAACCGCGAACCGAGTGGGGTACGTTGGCTTCGGGACAAAGACGGTTGAATCCTGGGGCCTAACGAAGTATAATTCCGTTGTGGTATTGAACTGCAAGGAGACGCCGCAACTGATTGGCTTCCAGTTTCGAGAGGACGACAAGGGGCGCAAGATTCATAACTATGGCGGGATGCTGCGGGTCCATTGCCAGTCTGCTCTTCGGATGGCTAATGCCAGAGTCGGGCACTATTCGGCGAACAGGGAGCCAAAGACGGGGATGATTACGGTGTCGGTGGACTGCCAACTGAAGGAGAGCGATGCCAGTAAGTGATGCGGCGCGGAAGGCCGAGGACATCTTATTGGAAGAGGAATGGAGGGATATACCGGGATACGAAGGATGGTATCAGGTTAGTTCTTTTGGGAAGGCAAAGAGATCAAAGGGCGGTCCATCTACGCGGCCCGGTCGCGAAATGAAGCCGTGGACAGACAGTGGCGGCTATCTACAAGTGGAATTGCATTGTGGAGAAATGGTAAAAACGGAGTCCGTTCATAAATTGGTAATGATTTCTTTTCTTGGCGTTCCGCCGCCTGGGCTGGAAATCAATCACATTGACGGAAACAAAAAGAATAACTATATATCTAATCTTGAATATGTAACCAAATCACAGAATATCCGTCACGCATATAAGACGGGGTCGATATCTCCAAAGAGAGGAGAGAGTAATGGAAATTCCAAACTATCCTTGCGCGAAGTGGAGGAAATAAGGAAGAGGTCCGCCGCAGGTGATCGGATGGTTGTTTTGTCAAAGGAATTCGGTGTCGGAAGAACGGAAATATACAATATAGTCAGAGGGAAGACCTGGGGGCCATACTAATGCCAGTATCAAAAGAGGCGCGAAAGTTTGTTGAAAACAGGGCGCGAGGATGTTGTGAAATTTACCACGAAGCCCCGTTTCCTGGCGATCAGATTGTACATACCATCGAGCATCAAGGTATGGGCGGGGCGAGCGAAGACGCTGAGATGAATGACCCGAACGTTCTCCTATATGGTTGCGCAGAGTGTCATCGAAAATTCCATGGCACAGGAGCAGTCCACTCCATCGTCAAGATTGATCTGAAAGCTGGAATCCTCGAAATCGTTGACGACAGTATGCACAAAGTGGACCACTCGCGCATCTTCTTCCACAACTCCGCGAAGTGGAACGAGGCGCATGATCGCTACCCGAAGCTCGTTGAGGCCGTGCGAAAGATGAACGAGGCTTCCTGGGACGTTGCCGAGGCTCTCGCATGGTTTGCCCCGGAGAAGAAGAAGCCGGAACTCATGCGCGTGTGCCCCGAGGTTCACGCAGGCATGGCGCGAGATAAAGCCTGGGGAGTCTTCCTTGCCATTTTAGGCATGACTCGGGGGAAAGCGGCGGGCCTGTCCAAGATCGGGAAATGGGGCACCAATGAGGGGCTAGGGGAGATGCTGCGCGGGGTGGATTTGGACGCGCTGGATGCCCTGAAGAATTCCGACGAGAAGGACTTGGTTGATCTCCTCGGCTTGGCGAAGGGGAAGCCTGCCGACTTCTGGGCCGAGATTGACAAGCGGCGCAGCAAGAACAGAAGGGCGAAGGAATGGCTATTCGACAAGCCAGATGGGACGATTGTGCGCACTCACGCATACGATCCTCCGCATGTTGATGAGAAGGCGTTTTTGATTAGCGGGAGAATCGTGTCATCTGGTAGGCACAAGGTTGAGGAGAGCAATGACGCTTGAACAAGTGATGGCGCTGTCGGTCGAGGAGTTGCGGATCAAGGCGGCGGAGTTGGCGGGGTGGAAGGGCGGAGAGCGCCTTTGTGCGGACGAACCGAGCAGCATTATCCCATGCCTGGAGGGCGAGCAAGATGTATCGGACTGCACTCACTTAGACGGAGGCGGATGCTGGGAAGACTGCAAACAGAAGTTCTCTCCACCTCCTCCCGACTACCCGCACGACATCGCGGCGGCTTGGGAGTTGTTTGAGGAGGCCCGCAATGGTGAACGTTTCTGGGACTTTGCCCAGGCGATGGAGGCGCTGTGCGATGATCCCGATATGGCGACGCGAGATGCCCCGCTACCAGTAATCCACGTACTCGGGCACTTGACTCCGGGCCTCGTTACTCGCGCCTTTGTCCTGGCGATGTCCTCTTGACATTTCCGAATAGATGTCTATAATTGGAGAGATGTATGACATGGAAGAAGATTGCACGAGAGAAGTTGCGCCAGTTGAAGCGCGTGGACTTGTCAAACAAGACGATGTTGGAACTCGTGCTAGACGATGTGGAGTCGGCGATCAAGGAGGCGGCCATTGAGGATCGTGGACAAAATCGGAGCGTGGCTGTTCGACCACACGCCAATCGAGGCGGACTGGATTTTCAACGCAAAGATGACGGAGATTGAGCGCGAGTCCGGATTGACTAGTGAGGAGTTTTCGATTCTGGTACGGGCCGTTATGGAAGATGATGGGGAAGAAGAGTAGGGACAAGGGGTATAGGGGAGAGCGTAGTCTCGTCCTCGCATTGCGCGAGATGGGGATACAAGTTGAACGCATCCCCCTATCTGGCGCAGCGCCTGGGACTCATGGGGACATCAACATCGACGGGCTCGGAGTGTGCGAAGTTAAAAATCAGGAGCAACTAAGTGCGAAACTATGGGAGTGGCTTGATGGCGTTGAGGCACTGTTCATTAAACGGAACCGCAAGCCCTATCTCGTCATCATGCGACTAGAGGATTGGGGGAGGATATGGAAGAGGTAAGGTCGTGGGTTTTCCTGATGGTGTTGGGCCTTTTGTTCTTCCTTGGTTGTAGCAGCAACGGCGCTCCAACCGTTACTGTTGAAGCCACTGGGGTAAAAGCGCTGACGTGGGATTGGTCCCAGAAAGAGTCGGCGGTGCAGGTGACTGCGACGAGCGCAAAGCTCATCACAAATAACGGGGTTGCCGTGATGACTGGGGCGACGGCTAAAGCGGAGCCGGTTGTTCCGGGGAAGGTAACTACAACCTGGACAAACCTCATGTTGCGATTCCTGGCGTATATTGCGGCGGGGGTAATCATCACCCTGATCCTGCAAGCTCTAAAGACCCGATTCGCGCTTCACGGCCTAAAGATGGTCGCCGCCCTGATCGTCTCGTGTCTTGGTATGGGCGGTGGTATTACCGCTTTATTCAAGGACAACGGAGTTTCTTCAATCCTATCTAATCCGCTACTGGCGATTGCCGGTATTGGGATTGCATTCATGGTGGCATATATCGTGTACCAAATTGTGCTCAAGAGGAGGGCATAATGAGTCTCGGAACCATTGTGGTCATTCTGGCCGTGGCGGCAATTCTTGTTTTTGCTGTTGGGAAGATGTTGAAGGTTGACAAGCCGAAGGTGGAGCCGGATATCGCGCAGCCGAATCTGCCGCCCGACAACCCGCCGATTACCTATGCGCCGGGGATCATCGGCGGCGGAAGCCATGTAACAATTGGAGATCCTATCACTCTCGACTTGCGCCATCGGCAGGCCGGGTGTGACGTATCCGGGGCGTACACTCTGGAATACGGGGCATACGATCCGGAGGGCAAGATCCTGAATTACTTCCTTTCGGCTCGCGGTCCGTCTCCAGACGGCAGATCGACGCTCGACTACGGCGTATTCAACAACTACGGAAAGCGCATTGACAATCGGTGGATTGCTCCTGGTTCCCAGGCTACATTTGCCGTCGATAAGGCTGGTCCGTTCTCCGATACAATGGAGGCCGTCGCTCAGTGCAAGGTATTCGTCGGCCTCGATGAGATCGAGCCGCCGTATCCGATGGTGGCAAAGGGATGCGCTCCCGAATCAAAGGACTACGTTTGCCCCAAGTGCGGATACAAGGCGAATCTCGCCACGCAGATGACTCCTCCCTGCGCGAAGTGCGGAACCGCGATGGAGGTTTACGTGGCGACGCTCGGGGATGTGTTGGGGACAATGGAATTCAAGTATGAGGTCTTCGACGGGAATCGCTCAGTTGCTGGTCCCGTGCTGTTGTTCACGGTTCACAAGCCGTGCGGAACAAGGGCGAAGAAGGCCAAGTGCGCGAAACCTTAACCGCCCAAGAAGCTGCTGCAATTGCGGGAACGAGCACGGCCCAGATGTCCAAGATTGCCCGGCAGAATGGCATGACGGTCTCGTATCGCAAATGCCCGGATGGTCCGCCAAGAACGGTGTATCTGCGGGCAGAGGTCGAGGCATGGGCTGCGGCACATGGATGTATCGTTCAGCGGCACGCGGACTTTATCGCAATGCGCGACTGGGCAGATGGTCTGGAAGAGAAACCGAGCGCGGCGGAGATGATGTCCGCCGCACGGTTTCCTTTTTCTTGGTATGACATCAAATCGCTGATCGAGACGCGGACGTATCGCGGGAAGGCGGCGATTGCGTAATTGGGGGCGTAATGGGCTGTAAACGCATTGTGTGTATTGCAGACAGGCACAGCGGAAATCCGTCTGGGTTGACGCCACCAGCATGGCAATTCAAGAAGGGCAAATCGCAAGAACTAAACAAATTGGCTGAATACCAGGAAGAATCATGGCAGATGTATTCTGATGCCAGAAAGAAGATTGGTCCTGCCGATATCTTGTTTGACCTCGGCGACCAGATTGATGGGCGGGAAACTGGCCGACACCTTGTAAGCGAGGACAGAGAAGATCAGTGCGAGATGTCGAAGGAGTGCTTGAAGATTTGGAAAGCCAAGAGAACCATCATGGTTTATGGTACTCCTCGGCACACGGGGAAGCTAGAGAAGTGGGAATCTATCGTCGCAAATTCAATCGGCGCAGAGATTGCATCGAGGGAGTTCGTGAATGTGGACAAGGTCGCA